CATGCAGGTAAGACACGCAAGACGGCGGTTGACGCGATCCAGGAGCGTATTGGTGGAGCCTGAGGATGTTCGATCGTATCTTGCAGAGCTTAATCCACAGGCTTTACTGGCTGACGGTTTCGATCGAGCTCTGGTTGGTGTTGCGGGGCGTTGTGGTATGGCTGCTCTTGCGGTATACGATCGAGACAAGTGTATCGAGATTCTCATGGAAGAGGGTATGGACTGGCCTGAGGCAGAGGAGTACTTCTGCTTCAATGTAGAAGGTGCCTACTTGGGTGAGGGGACCCCGTTATTCGCGGTCCTCTCTACGCCTGATTGCTACGGTTGATACCTCAACCCTGTAGCTCTCCGACTACCCGACTCGCTTCTTCGACAGGTCTTCGACCCACTCGAGCATCAACCACTTGTTGACGACGTGCTCTGCGTCAGAAGCAGCCACTCCATTGAGCGTCTGTATTCCGGCATTGTAACGAAGGTGCAGCTGGTCGCCTGGTCCGACTGATATGCCCGCCACATGACGCAAGTCAATGTAGTGAGTCTCTTCGCCCATGCGGTCGAAGACTTCGATGTGTGCACCCAGGTCGTGGTCTTGAATCAGTGTAAGCTGGTTCATCCTACCCCCTGTGCCTGTCGGCGTAGTGCATCCATCATCTCAGCGAAAGAACCGCTATTGCCTTGTGCCGTACTGGCTGCTTGGCTTGTACCCAGGTTCATGAGGTTCACACTCTCAGGCACTGGTTCAGGCTCAGCAGGTGCGGGCTCAGCGGGTTCAGGCGCTGGGTACATGATCCGTACCATCTGGAGTGCCTGCTCTCGAGTCACGTTGGGGAGAGCCGCGACCTGACAGAAGTGCTCGAATGAATCATTGAGTCGCTTCTGCTCTGCCTCGTCCTCGACCTCCTTGTACATCTCAGGAGCTTGCTCTCTCAACCAGTTGTCCCACTCAGAAGCTTCCTTGTCGAGGGCGGCTTCTTCCGCGGCGTTGACCCGAGACTGGATCTCTTCAGCCAGCTTCTGAGCCTCGTCCCGCTCATTGATGATCTTCTGGAGCTCTTCTTGCGTGACCTCTGAGCGCTTCGAGAGAATCTCTGTGTGCTCCTTGGTCATCTGGGCCATAGCTTCTTCGTGGGCCTTCTTCAGGCTCTCGATCTCTGCGTTCTTGGCTTCGAGGGGATCTTCTTCCCCGTAGAGCCAGCGCTGAACTTGCATCTCAGAAGACTTGAGAGCGGCTGCCCTCTCATCCAGTTGCTTGCGTTGAGACGCAGCGGCTTCAAAGGCCTTGGTGTAGCCCCTCTGCCAGTTCTTGTACTTGTTCTCCATTCCGCCGAATAGCTTGTCTCGAGTCGCATCATCGATCCCGCTCAACCACTCAGCGCTTCTCAGACTCTCCAGCTCACCGTTCCAATCTGCAGGTTCGGTGGTTGCGGTCTCAGAAGAAGCCTCGGCAGTTTCAACAGGTTCAGACGAAGTCGATGTCTCTACGGCTTCAGTTCCGCTGTCCTGTACCTCTGCGGTACCTTCTTCAGATGTCATAGCTTAGGCTACTCCTTTTTCATTTTTTCGTGCTTCTTGATGGAGCCAACGCTTCCGTGCTCGGCTCCTTGTCTCTTGTGATCCGATTTCGACTCCAGGATTAGACGCTTCTTCTCCTCGCTGTCGAGGGATTCCCACTCGTCCGGGCTATACCCAGGCAGAGGGGTGCGCATCTCCTTAGCTGTGACGGTCTCGGCTTTCTTTAGTTTCTTAAGCAGGGAGTCAGGGGTCGTCATCATCGGAGCCAGCCCGGCCATCTTTATGCTTCTCATGTCAGCCATAGCTTACATCCCAGGTGGCATCATGCCGCCCATCGGAGGTCCGCCCATTGGCGCACCTTCAGGGGCACCTTCAGGGGCACCCATCGACTCAGCAGCCATAGCTTCGCCTTGAGCTGCAAGCTTCTTGAGCTCCATAAGGAGATTGCTGTCTTCCTTGATCTTTGCGACAAGTTCTTCGACAGTCAAGGAGGCCAGGTCGTCCCGCATACCAGCAGCGTTCCAGAGGTCCCCTGCTTGCTTAGTGGCTTCTTCTGTCGACAGCTCAGGGTTGTTCTCCATGAGCATCTTCTCGATAGGCTCGAGCACAACCTCACCACCTGCAGCATCTCCTGCGGGGGCCTCTTCGGCGGGCGCTTCATCCATAGGTGCCTCTTCTGCGGGGGCACCCTCAGCCGGTGCACCTTCTTCAGGAGGAGGAGATTCAGCCAGGATCTCGTCGGCCATATCCATCAGGGCCTTCATGTCGCTGTCGGGACCAACAGGTACTTCGTCACCCTTCTTCGGCGCCTTTGCTGCGAGCTCGTCAAACTTGTCTGCCATTTTAGTCTCCAGATTCGTCGAGCTCTGACTCGAACTCAGGTTGGGGGGTTGCTAACTCATAGGCCGCGTTGGACCCTATTGCAAGCAGTGTCTTGCGGGGTACCTGACGCCTTTCGCCAGTTGCCCGATCTTCGTACAGAATAGTATCACTTTGTGCGACTTCACCGACACGTCGAAGTGATCGAGGTCTCATAGTAGCTCTCTGAACCGCTTCCTTGACCCGTCCAGGGTCAGAGAACGCGCTAGTAGCCTGCGATTTTGGCATTGGGCCTCCCGTTTAGAGCCGCGCTCGTCGCAGAGATACCCCTCTCCTTAACGGCATGCTTACCTGCAACTCGACTGTTCTTATTGTGAGACAGGGCCTTCCGTTCTGCCTCGCGCTGAATCGCCTTGTTCGCCTCTTTAGTCTCAGCCATGAGCTGTGCGTCGACACCGTTCTTCTTTCGCTGCAGCCAGGTTCGGTGCCGCTTCTCATCGGCGCGCGTCTGCTTATCCGTTCTCGAGTCATGCTCGATGTTCATGGTCTGACCGGGAAAGCGAGCCTCTACTATAGCTTTAGCTCTGTCGAACTTTTCTTTCGTGTCACAGTAGCCTAAGACTCCCATATCCACGGGGGTGAATCCACCATAGCCCTCTCCCTTAACTCCAGGGAACTTCCGGTGTGACCAATCCACCACCCGTTTTTCCCCGCACTCGGGACAAGCCGGGGGACCATCGGACCTTCTATAAAAGACGTGGTCTTCGATTAGCTCGCACTCAGTGCAGCGTAGTCCGTGGGCAACGAATGACATTAGTATCCTACTTTGTGGCTCGACCGCTTCCACCGGCCATTGTCTTGTACTTCTGCATTGCTGCGTCACCCTCGGCACCGCGCTCCAGCTTCTTTGCTGTAGTCGAGAGCTCTTCTGCCAGCTTCATACGCTCAGCATCTTCCTGCTCTTGGTGAAAGTCTGAGAACTCATCGAGCGGATCAAGGAAGTAAGATGGGGTTTTCTTATGTCGGGCTTTGATCGTCGCTTCGTGAAGATCGCCCTTATAGGGGTCTTGCGCTGTCTTCGCTTCCCTGACTTCGCCTTTAAGCTGCTTAATCTTTTCAGTGTGTGTTTGGCCATACTCGCCGGGACCAACGGTCTTCGCCTCTCGCTTAAGCTTCCTTGCAGCACCTTGGCCGCCCATGTACTCTTGGCCCCTTTCAGTAAACGGACCTATACCGCTTCCGGGATAGAAGCCTGTAAAGAAGTACGCCACGTTAGCGGGACTCCTGATAATCGTCTCTCCGACCTTTCGGACACGTCTTGCGTGTATCTTTGCGGCCCCGGCATGGGCTTCGCGCCGGGCCGACCGTTTCGCCTGCTTGGCTTCTTTCACTCTTTCTTGTGCGCCCTCGACCTTAGTCTTGACCTCACCTCTCTCAACCTCCGGCGTCATAAGCCTGGAGTGCTCGAGCTGCTCTGCTCGAGTGTAGCGACTTTCTGGGGGGGCTGCCGCGCTCGGTCTTTCTTGCGCGTACCTACTGCCTCTCTCGCGAGCTCTGGCTATTGCTTTCTGCTTTGCCGCCTTCGCCTCTTTCGATTCAAGTTCTTTGATTGTGGCCATTACTGTTGTCTCCCTGCCCAGACAATACAGACTCTCTGGGACGCACATTTGAAGTCAAGGGCTTGGCAGTAGCCAAGATCCCCGCCCATGATAGCAGTTTCTGGGTCAGGCTCGTCACCTATCCCCATAGCGATGCAGTTAAGGGTCTGATCTGTAGTATCAAAGAAGGTGCAGTTGCCGCAACGCATCGTCATTACATTCTCGATACTGTCGTTAAACTTGTCTGCGTATTTCTGCCAGAACTCCTCGTTCCCGCCTTCCTCGTCGAGCGCAGGGTTGGCTGGTCCGTATTCCTTGGTGTCTAACGCAGACTGACGGTTCTCGAGATTGAGTTCAAGGTTCTGTGTAGCCTCGGGGCACGCATCTGCTGTCTGAGCGTCTTGCCTGAGAGCTCCCATCATCTCGTCGTATTCAGCCATTACCATTTCACCTTGTCGGCCCAGTAGGCGGCGCTCATCTTGCCCTTGGCGATATCCTTGCCGTGCCGAGACTTGAAGCTCTTGCGCTTCTTCTTCATCTTGTCGGACTCGCCCTTCTTTGGCTTACCCGCGGTCTTAGCTCCCTGCTCACCAAAGCGGATCAACTTCTGCTTATTACCCTCTTTAGCCAGAACGATATGACTCTTCTTAGGGTGACTCGGCGTCCTCTTGGGTTTATTGACACCCGATAGCCCATGCTTCTTCAGGAGCGTCTTTCTCAGCGCTGCTCGACGTTCATCAGACATCAGCTTTTCTTCCTTCTCTTGGACAGAGCAATAGCAATCGCTTGCTTGTGTGGCTTACCGTGAGACATGTACTTCTTGATGTCTTTAGAGACTTGATCTTTCTTAGCCATCAGCCTTCCTCATCTGCTTGAGGCTCTTTATAGTCAGGGTGCGTGTGATCATACCCGGGGTGGCCGGTAACATTGATGTTGCCTTCTCCTGTCCACATGAAGAACGTGCCGTTACCAAACTCGGTTATCACCGCTCCGTCAATCTCGCGTGTCTCTACCTCGCCGCCATCAGGGTCGTCTCGCGCTGCCGCGAAGTCTTTGGCGGACGCTTCGTAGACTTCTTCGTCGGTTAAGTTTTGTCCGTGGTAGGGACCGTGTTCAGCTGCGTAGCCCAGAGCGTCACCTTCTATTTCCCTTGCCCGCTGCTGGTACGAAACGAATGGTGTGGTCACTGCTTCCATGTCTTCAAGGAACTCCCTGCCCATGTCGGAGAGAACGGGGTTGGGCTGCCGCAACGCTTCCATCTCTGCGCTCTCAAGCGCCTCTTCCTCAGCTTGAGCCTCAGCTTTCATCTTTCTTAGCAAGGCTTCAGGGTTAGGGAGTCGGCCCAAAGACTCTTTAGGAATAAACAGCAGCTCGTCATCGCTTGTTAGAACAACGACGCCCGTGGGTTTACCGTCCAAGCCTCTCGGAATATCGGCAATCTCGACTATGTTTGTTCCCTCGTAGCCATGCTCGTAGGCGAACTTTTTATCCGACTTTGGGCGTGCCGTGAGAGGTCCTTTGTAGTCTTGGCCGACTCGGACAAGCTCACCTGGTTTGCCCTGTTCATAAGTGATGTGTGCTTGGTAGGGGTTGTTTGGGTCCTCCGGGTCTCCTACAAGTCGGATGTTGCCGCCCTTGATGAACCCGTGTGGGTGCTCGTCTTGTTGCGGGTTGTAGCTAAGTACCTCCCCCGCCTCTTCTCTCAGCTTTTGGTACATGCTCGAGAGAGTGTCGGATCCGTAGTCTATTACTTTCGGGAGTCCCTTGGCGGCTTCTGCACCTAGCTCCCCGAGCATGCTTAAGGGTTTAGTGACACTCCCTTCTTCCTCAGGTTTTGGTTTGGTGTCAGGCATCAGCCCGCCTCTCTAATAGGTGCGCCGCCTCCTGCAGCCATACTCTCTTCTGGTTCAGCTCCTCCAGCTTCCGCACCCTCCATGAGAGCTGCGAGCTCAGGCGGGAGACCACCCTCGGCTCCCATAGGAGGTCCGCCTCCACCGGCAGCCCCACCCATAGCCATCTGCTGAGCAGCCATTTGCTGCGCCTGTACCTTGGCCGCGACGTCTTGCTCCGACATAAGGATGCGGTTCGGAAGGCCCAGACCGCGTATGAGTGACTCCATGAGCTGTCGAGTGTCCACGTTTGGATCCTGTAGAAGCACCGGCAGCAGCTGCATAAGCGTCTCGGTCATGACTGCCGGGTTGCTCTGCATTGGGCTGTAGCTCACCATCTCGAACTCAACGTCTACATCAGCAATCGTGTTAAGGTTCACTTCCATCCACTTACGGTTTCCAGTTACCTTAATCATCTTCTCACCCTTCATGTATTTCTGGGTGAGGTAGAAGCACTTGGAAGCGACATCCTCGAGAGCGTCATTGACGTGACCTTCGCGGGTTGCCAAGCGGTTCTTCATCTGGGCGTCGATGATTGCCATCTCAGTAGCAGTACGAGCTCCAACGACTTGACCTCGAGCAGCTTCAGCCAAAGCTGAGATGAACGCAGCGTCCTCTTCCTGTCTCGCCGTGAACTCTTTCACACCCGTAGGGTTCTGAGGGTAGGGCATCTCGTAGAACAGTGAGCCCAGAGTTCTAAGGGCCTCTGCGTTCTGCGGCGTGACTCCGACAAAAGAACCTGCCGATGCCTCAACAGCCTTGTTCAAGTCTTCTTCGCTGAGGCGACCGGCATCGTAGAGAACTCGAGGGATCATCAGGTAAGTGATCCGCTTCATGTGAGTCAGCAAGTCGTTGACAGTCTCTTGCTGGGTCAGCACAAGCTGCACCTCAGACAAGCCTAAGCAGTCCACACCCGACTGGTTCAAGCTGAACATCGAGTAGGGCACGTAGTCGATGTCATCCTCAAAGACGACAGCATCCAGCTGACGAACGTAGTGCTGGACCTTGCCGGTCTCGAGGTTGTAGTACTCGTATACAGTGATCCACTCGAAGGCGTCACGCACAGTCTCAGACGCATTCTTCTGGCGGTCACCTAAGATCCATTTCGGATACCGATCAGGCTTGACGTCCTCCATGTCGGCCTTGTACTTACCTGACTCGACACGCGACTTGAATACCGAGAATGGTAGAACTGTAGCTTCAATCCAGTAGCGGATGTCATCTACATCCCGCACGGTCAGATCAAAGAAGATTGTTGCCGGGTCACATACCTTAATGACAGGTCGGTCAGCTTCAGTATCCCAACCAGTCTTGAAGATGCCTCGCTTGCAGAGCACAGCGTCGATCAGTGCGGTGGCGGCCCTACGTCTCATGCGGTTGGAGCGGAAGATGTACTCCAGTAGACCGTTGATTGCCGGGACAGCCTCTTGGCTGCGGGGGCTTCGAGGCTGAGCCGCTACCTGAGGGTTTGGTCCAAGCAATGCACTGATTGCCGTGTCTGCAATAGCGTAGATCAGGTTCTTGCTGCAGAGATTGAGGTTCGAGACCTGTTCAGTGTCAGCAGAACGGTTGACCCAGAAGTCGCCGCGGTAGTACCTTCGAGCTTTGTCGAAGGTCTCCTTCTCGTTTCGTTCATAGAACTTCTTGTGACGGTCAATCAGAGAAGACAGCTTAGGCATCGGGCTCACCCCTACGTACTGGTTTAGGCCTGAGTCCTTCTTTGCGCTTTTCCTCGAGATCGAGAAGTAGCCGAGTCTGATCAGGCGTCATCTTCTCCTCTGGTATAGCCAGAAGGTCCAAGTACTGCTTCTTTTCCGGGAATGTAAGGCTAGGCATTGTTGTCCAACTTCGCCTTGGCAAGCAGGTCAGCGCGTATCTTGGCGACGGTTTTTGCGAACTCTTTGGCGTCGGGTCGACTTACAGTGTCCTGGTCAGGCTTCTCTTTCTTCTTGGGGGTACGTTTAGCCATGCTACATCCAGTGTCGAGGGGGTGGTTTGAACAGGTTCTTAGCGTCGGACTTAGCGCGCTTCTTATGTTGATCTAAATCAGCAACTGTGACTTGTCCGGGGACTCTTTCAGGTTCTGAGTCCTCGATGTTAGCGCGTGTGAAGCGTCGACGCGACAGTATATCAGCCGCCATGACAGCGGTACGTGCGCGGTCGAAGTGATGTTGGCTGCCGTCAAGCCCTTGTGTGCGTTTCTTGCGGCTCCCGTCATAGTTCACAAGTTGGTGCAAGAGCCCTCTACTGAGCAGTGTGATGTCTCCTTCGCGGAGCATCTGGACAAGTCTTGCCTCAGCCTCTTGCAGTCTCTTGGATGTCGCGTACCAACCTGGGTGGTTTCGGTCAGTCCATAAGAGATTCCGGCACTGAGCGTCTTTGAGCACTGCAATACATGCCATCGCGTTAGACTCGACTGCGAGCAGTGCGTTGTTGTAGTAGCTCTGGATCTGCATGAGTCGGCGGGCGAAGCGACCAGGATCTTCTCGATCTTCCCAGAAGGCGACTTCACGTCTCTCAAGCGCGTTCCACACAGTGAGTGCGCTCTTATCACCTGACCCACCAAAGCCAGCGGGGTCAGCTGTGATGAGATACTTTTGGTTCGCTTCTGGTCCAGTCATGATGCAGCAGCCTGCAGGACTGAGTGGTGGATCAGGTACTGCGCGGGCCAGTGCAGGCTTCAATACTTCGACAGGCATGATTGGCGCGAGACTGCCCAACCAACCATCGTATGGGTCAGATGGATACTTGGCGCTGAACAAGCGATCGTCGCCAACAAACTCTGTGTTGAGTGCGCTGCGACGGAATGCCATGTTCGCGAGGTTCATCCCGTCATGGCGGGCCTGGTAGGTTTTCTCGGCTTCCGTCAGCTTGATGCTCGGATCGTCGATCTGGCAGCTGTCATCGTCCCACCAGTCTAAGAATAGAGGGTGGAACCGACTCTTACCCTCGAGTGCTGACTGCCACATCTGTTCGTGGTGTGAGCCAGCTCGTCCGGGTGTCGACTCTAATATAACTCTGGCGTTCACCCTTTTATTCACAGTGGGGAAGATATTGATTGCCGCCTTCTTTTGCCACTGGGCTTCACCAAACTCGGTGATGACCAGTCGGTCAATCGAACGTCCAATAGCTGGTGAGCGACCACCAGCGGTCAGAATCTTGATTCCGCCACCGTGACAGAAGTGCATCTGCGTAGTTCCTGCTCTGCGACCCTTGGCCAGGGGCATTCTTACATCAGCCGGGAGTCGGTGGTAGGCGAATAAGATGCGCTCGAAGATATCCTCGGCTGTATCCTGACGCTCTGCGATGAGCAGTCCTTTGACCCCGTTCAGGTACATGCAGTCCCGTAGTAGGAGCATGACAGAGATGGTAGTGATCTTTGCCTGACGGAACTTGTTGACGAGTACCCAGCGATTGTCGTGCACAGCTTGCAGCAGTTTGCGCTGCGTCTTTGTAGGCTCGAGGTAACCGATAGACTCGTCCTCTCGCACGATCTGGCACATCGACACAAAAGCATCAGGGGTCGAGAAGAGAGCTCGGATCTTAGACTGGTTGAGTCCAGGTGCGGTTGCTAAGTTCGCACCCTTTGTAAGAGCTGAAGTCTGAATAGGCACAGGTTGCCTCCCTGGTTATGCTATCATGACCCCACTATTCCAGCGAGAAGTCATGGCTATCGGATCTGACATTAAAGCAGTTACCCGCGCCTCTATGAAGGGGGCAGAGAAAAAGTCTGAAAAGCTTGAGAGTATTCGGTCTATGCTGGCTAAGATTCAGGGCAGTAAGAAGAAGCAAAATAACCCTGCTGGTAATCTACCCTCGGGCAGGGCTTACGGTAAGTAGGTCATTTTTTGACCCGAAAGTCTTGCAAAACAATATCTGACGACGTAGATTTAGTGCAGCACCCGTTGTGCTGCCGGGTAGCCTCCGTCGAGGTCCGGCACTTTAGGCACTAGGGCAGGCATCAACAGGCTTTTGTTTTTTACTTGTCGGACTACTTTAGTCTGACTCAGACAGGTGCATTATATGTCCATCTCTACCGAAGTATTGAATACTACGTTTGCTGATCTTCGTGGTCCTCTCGTAAATTCTTTTGTTCGGAGCAATGAGCTGTTCGACGCACTGGATGCCAAGGCTCGCATGCCCATGGAAAGCGGCTCGTATATCGAGCGTACTTTCACGGGTGGTGCTCCTGCTCGAGGTGTCGGTGTGTTCGTCGGTGACGAGCTTCTGAACATGACTCGGCGTCAGCAGGTGAAGAAGTTCCAAGTGGAACCTCATCGTCTCGTTGTTGCCATCAACATTCCCAAGAAGGAACTACTGTTCAACAGTGGTAAGCTTGCAGTTATCCGACTGATTGAGGAGTATCCTCAGACTGTCATGGAAGCTGTCAAGGCTGACCTGAACAAGTATCTTCTGACTGGTGTAAGTCGCGGCCTGGTATTCCAGACAGCTGAGCTCAAGGGTCTTATGACTCTGAATGGTCAGTTCTCTACGGGTATCGGAGCTGGTGTGACTAACGGCCTTCTCGACTTTGCTGCTCCGTCCGCTCAGACGCAGACTGTGCAGAGTGTTGCGAAGAGCTCCAGCTACTTCCACTTCAACAACTATCTTGACATCGGTACCTGGGCGACTGACGGTCTTCTCGACCTGCGCAAGGTGTATCGTCAGTGCTCCCACTATGCCGGTGGCGTAGGTAAGGGACCTGACCTGGTCATCATGGATGACGACACCTTCGCTAACTTCGAGGAAACTCGTCGTAGCCAGATTCGTATCTCGATGGTTGAAGACAAGACCGCCAAGAGCAACATGCTGGGCCTCGAGCTCGGAGTTGCCAAGGTCACGTCTTCGATTGATCTGGATCGCGGAGACTTTAGCGGTGACGCGGCTGACGGTGTTACCTATATGCTCAACACTGATTACTTCGAGTTCCCGATGCATGAGGCTCCTCAGATCGGTAAGTTCACGGAGCGTGTTGGGGATCAGGACGTTGTCACGGCACTTTTCTCGATGCAGGGTAACCTCATCTGTACTAAGCTCCCCGCACAGGGTGCTGTTTCCGGCGGATCCGCTTAGGAGGTTATCATGGCTTTGGGAAATCGAGTAAAGACCGATGCGCTCAATACGACTTATACTACTGAGCAGTATGCTTTGGGTACTAAGTTTGTGGAGTCCGCGGAGGAAGTAGCAGCCAATGGTTCAGGGGTTAATACCTCGGTCACACTGACTGCTGCGCAGAAGCTGATGCTTGCCGGTGAGCGTACCTGGGTCTTTATTAAGTCCTCGGGTACGATTGCTGCTGGTGATCTGGTCAAGCGAACTGCCGACACTGACGCCTATACGGGTGTTCAAGACGATAGTGACGAGGGCGCGAAGTATGACATGCTCGGCGTAGCCGACCATGCGATTGCTTCTGGTGAGTACGGCTGGATTATCTGCAAGGGTGCTTGTGTTGTTCAGGCTGAGTCTGGAGTTGCGGCAGGTCATCTACTTGCTTCTGACGGTAATAATACCGCCGGAGAGGTTGATACCTGGACCTCGGGTGCCGGGACTAGTCACAAGTGTATTGGCATTGCCCTTGAGGCGGAAGATAGCGGGTCTACTTTCGGTGCGGGCTACGTCATTGCGCGGATTGATATCCCCGCTTGATCAGCTGATTCGTGATACATTAGGGTCGGGGCTCATCGAGCCTCGGCCCTTTCTTTTGGAGGTGGTATGGATGTATCTCTCGGAGCGCTTCGTCGAAGACTTTTAGAGTTTCGATCATGGGATAGTTCAGGTAAGGCGTTCGACATTCGGGTACGAGAGTCTCTGAACTTTGCGTTGGACCGCATGGCAGGCGATGTGCCTGAGGCGCTTATCCCCTCGGAAGAGCATATTGTTCTGCACGCTGATGTGAAGGGCACTGATTCAGACGTCGCGGCTCGCTTGGCTTATGCGTCGAGTACTGATGACTACTTGAAGTTTGTCGATACAGCAGGCACAGACATTGGGGCGAGTTCTCTTACTACCTGGAGGCCGACGATCGACGGTACCTGGGATGGCATCATGCATCTCGAGATCACAGACTCTGATGGCGTAAAACACCGACGCCAATCTCGCGAATGGTGGAAAGACGGCAATGCTTACTATGTAAGCCTTGACCGTCCTTGGAGAGATGACTTCGCCTCTGACATCAGCATGGATTTCCGTATCCATCAACCAGAGTTTTTTGTTTCTGATGATGTGATGGAGGTTCTTGAGCCTGCGCGTATCTGGGATAGTAGTCGTCAACAAGTCTGGGCGATTGATACAGCAGGTGCTTATCGTCAGGACATGGTTGATTTTCAGGGTGAAAGCCAAGGGCGACCCTATAGATTTTGGCGAGGGCGACACTACCAGATCCCCGCTCCGCATGAAGTGCCTGACATCGAAGCTAAGGACTATGGCGGCCAGCCTCCGACAGGAATCTTTGATCCGCCTGATCTCCCTAAAGAGCAGAAGACAGTACCTGATCCGATAAATGTACAGCTGATATCCAAATCTGGGTCCACAGCGACTGTCTCGACGTCACTATCGAGGCTGTCTTTGTCGAAGACAACAGGCTTGAGAACTGCTGCGACAGCTAAGATACCTAAGGGTGCGGGTATTACCTGGGTCGGCCCCGTAGCAGAGGGTGCCTTCCAGTTTTGCTACACGTATGTCTGGGGTCGCAGAGACGAAGAGTGGCAAGATGCGCCGCTTGGAACTCGAGATCCTCAGTGGGAAAGCGCTCCGTCTCCGATAAGCTCCGTGATGAATCACGAAGAGTTTCCGGGCTCAGCTGTCGATATTCTCATTACCAATATCGATGCGATGTTGGAGTACGACACGTTTGCTTCTAGCGGCGCAGATTTTATCAAGCGCGGTAAGTCAGGTCTGAGGATCCGTATCTACGTGGCCCGCCTCGATGTACGCAAGGAAAGCAAAGTCAGCACTTTTGACCGAGTAGAGAGCTCAGGCAAGTTTTATCTGCTGACTGAGATCGAACCGGTCATGAAGAAGTATACGTGGACAGGGGCTGTGACACCTGACTACCACCGACCCCTTAAGCACAGTACAGGGTACTACGCTCACAAGGTGTACCCGCACCAAGATGCTCGCTATGAAGTCGATCTTCGTGTACTGCGGCTACCGCGCAAGTTTGTGTCCGACCAGGACACAGCCCCGATTCAGAGAGACTCAGTTCCAGCACTGCTTGAACTGGCTCTTTATTATCTCTGTCTACAAGATGGTGTGGATCAGCAGAGTGCGACATTGCACTTAGATCGTTACAACGAGCTGGCCCGCAGGTATCGCATGCGGTACGCTAACCCAGGCCGAATCGTGGAGCCCGTTCCGATCTACGGACATACGACACGAAAGCGTTTCGGCACATTTAGTAACTCAACATAGGTGATTTATGAGTCAGTCAATGACACTTCCACGTCCCAAGCTGGGCGACCATCTCTACCGCCACACTCTTGTCGGCCTTGTCGAAGAAGCCCTGGTCGTCAGTATCAGTGGCCCCGAGAAGCAACCAGATATGTGGACCGCGGTTGTTATGACACGTTGCGGCGTCGAGTTTGTGAGCTCCGACCGAGAGTTTCGCAGCAAGCATGACTGGGTACCTTCGAGCTGGATGTACGACGAAGAGCGTAAGTGCTGGGTGATTCCCGCAGTAAACACGCAAGCAGCTAAAGATGCGAGCGGCTGGAATCTTCCTGCACCGAATACAGGCGAGAAGTACATGAGCTGGAGAGCTCGAGTCTTCCGAGAAGTGCCCATGCTCAAGAAGAGCGACAACATGAATGACATCTTGTCTGATGCTTGGAAGTCGCTTGATCGAATCGAGATGACTCCTGCCTCGGCTTAACCTCAGCTGAGACACGTTCATGGCAGGTCCCCGACAGAATCAACCTGTGGAGTTTGTTGTTCCTGCTGGTGAGCAGCAGGTTCAGTACTCTCCAAGTGCTTTAGCGTACAAGATCCAGAACTTCGAGTTTACGCCTGAAGGCACATTGAAGTCTGTTGTGGGGCCTTGTGTGTATGAGCCCGCCCGTTCTGCTGATGAGCAGACAGCAATCACCACTCGGTTGGGTGAGGCTCACGGAGTGTTTCACGCGAAGCTGAACGGAGGTGTCAGTGAGATGCTCCTCGTTCGGGCTGGGACTAAGCTGTACCAGCATCATGGGTGGAACCGCGAGTTCAAGGAGCTCAAGTCGGGGCTGTCTTCAGACACTCGAGCTACTTACCCTGACCAGTTCGTCATCTTAAACGACAACATTATTTGGACGAATGGCGTTGATCGGCCTCTTGTAGTCTCACACGACGGCATGACGTTACCCCTGGGATTCGCTGAAGTACCTGGTGCGCCTCAAGTTGAAGGACCTGAGAATCCCGACTCTGATAATGTAGACACGTTCTACCCAAACACGATGGGGTATTCGTGGCTTGGTAATATCGGCACTGTCGGTGACTTCCTGGATGGATCAGCGGGCTCACTTCGAGAGGGTGGTTGGTACTACTATCTCCAATATGAAGATGTTCACGGGAACCTGTCTCAACCTTCTGCTTCAAGTAACTTAGTCAAGGTGCACGCAGCCCAAGCCGACCCTTTCGACCCAGATATAGAGAAGAGGTTTGACGATGACAGTGACCGGTACAATCGGTCGTTGGCTCTTGAGATAGACGACCTGCAGAAGCAGTTCCTGGTTCGAGTCGCGAGCAACGGACCAGACCACTGCGTAGCTATGCGGTTGTATCGCACACCTGACGTTAACAACACCAGCACTATTCCGCGGTTCTTGGCTCGTATCCCAAATAATCGCTCGTTTAGTTATCCCGATAACATTCGTGATTCTCAGCTGGGCTTGGACATGCTGGAGATGATTCGAGTCCCTGTGTTCCGTGTGATGTGCACGCATCAGGGACGCCTGGTTATCGGTAACATCGTGGGTGACCCCGGCATTGTGCGTCGATCTTTACCGGGTCGACCGGGCACATTCCCTCGACTCGAGTACGTATACCCCGACAGCGGCGGCGCTGAGGTCACGGCAGTCACATCTCACAATGGCGTGCTGCTTGCCTTTACTGAGGACAGCGTGTACTCGCTCGAAGAGTTTAACGCCCCTAGACCTCTCGCCCAGGGGATTGGCTGCGTTGCTCCCAGGTCGATTCAGGCTATGCCTGACGGCACACTAATCTGGTTGTCTCGAGATGGGTTTTATGGGATGAGGAATGGTCCGCCTGTTTTGCTGAGCGGACCGATCCAGAGAACGATAAAGAACTTTGTTAATCGACCTCGAACTCGCATGGCGGTCTCGGCAATCGATCCTTTGACAGGTGAGTACCGTTGCGCCTTAGCTCCGGCGGGGAATCCAAAGAACACGCTCATTCTTTGCTTTGATGGTCAGAGCTGGCGACGCATGGATCTGGGCCTGGAAGTCGCTGATATTTGTCAGACTCGAGATTGGCGACAGTACTTACTGTTTATGGGTAAAGACCCAAATGTCGAGTATGAAGGTGAGATAACCAACTACCAGGTGCTCAGAGATAACCAGGTCGCGCTTGAGACTAAGACAGTGGCGCTCTCGGGGTACAACGAGCTATTCGTCATGGACAGGGAGAACCGTACATACACGCCTCCGTTCCGCGACTATGTCTACCGATCAGGCTGGATGCGGGCGGACACTGTAGCCTTGACTCCAATGCATATCAGGTCGATGTACCTGGGACTGGTCGACTCCTGGAACGGTGAGTTCAAGATTCGCTTTTACCGAAACGGATCATGGGCTGAAGTCGTGGGTATGGAAGACGTGCTCTCAATCGGCGTCGACGATGACACAGGGGTTGTCTCTGACATCGCAGGCTCAGCTGTAATCGGGGCAGCACGGACTCATGATCCGAGACTATTCTGGCGTCAAGTGCCTGTAGGTCTCGAGAACTCGTACTCCTGGGCGTTTGAGATCAGCGCCAGTCATCCTACTCGGCTGCACATCGCGTCTTTTGTTTTTGATGTTACGGTTGCTACGACGGGCAATGTCCGCGGACGTGTACCTCGCAGATCTGACATATAGGAGTCGTTGTGCCTTACATTTTTCCGAAGCGACGACTGCAGCCTCAAGATGTGTTGGATCCTATTGAGCTCAACGAGGACTTGATTCCCGCTGCTGATCTATACGCGGGGGAGATTAACGCTCACAATGTCAGTGCTACGGTTCAAGGTAATATCACGCAACCTGCCGCAGCGACTCACTCTTATGTCTACAAAGAGAAGATGTCAGATCCGGGGCTGGGTGACTCATCCTCGGGCTATACGCACCCGACACCGGGAACTGCATCAGGTAGCTTAGTCGCCAGTCACAAGATTGCGAATGACATGAACTGGGACCTCGTCTCTGACATGTCTTTTGAGAAGACGACGGGGAGCTCCAAGCTCTGGATCGTAGGCCACGTCACGTATATCTGGCTGGGCTTTACAACTATCAGCGACAGTTGGGGTCATCGGTTCTCGTCGGGTACGCCTACGGACGTACAGCGCTCACCGTTTCACCCGGCTGGTGTCCAGTTCGCCCTTCGTGTAGATGGTCACCTCATCGAATCTACGATGACCGGCAAGATCAGTTCTTGGCAGAAAGTATCTATGCCCGCCAAGGCACAGGACCAAAGAACGTCCGGGTCTGCGCACCGTAAGTTTCCTGGCCCAGGCATACCCACTGAGCTCGAGACGCATACAATGGGGCCGCACTGCGCATCAGTCAGACTGGGAACTTTCTACGAGGTCATGCCCGGTACGCATACGATTGAGATTGTAGCTCGACGGTTTCCACCATTCGGTCAAGCAACGCACGAAGGTACCGGTAGCTGGGCGGCAAACGAACCTAACTTCGTGCATGTTTACAACCGTAAGTTGTTCGTCCTGGATATGCCTGAGAACCCGCCGAATAGCTCCGCGGATACAGCTATATCAGTTGGCACCTTCGACACTGAGGCTGTGTTTGATCGTCCTTCGATCGAAGCCGAGAAGGTAGATCGCCTGGCCGCGGCTTTTACGAATGTCCAAAATGGGTCGCTTGCTCGAGGAGCGTTGAACCACTATCACCTGACGTCTCCCGTGATCGCCGCGAACCAAGCAACAATCACTCATAGCGTGTCCGCGCTTGAGAGTAAGTACAACGGCTATAACGACCAATCCGTCACAACAAGCACGTCAGGTACAGGCTGGTACTTGCTCAACAACGGAGGCGGCGAATATCTGTACACTGCTGGGTCACCGCTTAACTGGGAGACTTCTGACAGCTCGATATTTATTATTCTGGCTAACGTGCAAGTAAAGTCTCTCAGGAAGCACCTGACTAACTACATGGACTTTTTCGGCTCCCTGGTCCTTGGGTATAAACCCGCTGGTGGCGGTTCGGCTGTAATCTTGGGTCAGTCAGAGGTCTACATCAACGACTACAATCACCTGGCCCGAAACGACGGACCCACATACCGGCACTTGGACGAGAGCTACGATGTCGCGTTGTTTGCTGTTGTGAAGTCAACCGATATCACGGATAGTGAGGTCAACTATTTTGGTGTGTACGGCGCAACGACAGGCTCGACGCATACTTCAGGTCAAAGCGTGATGACGTTCCACCGCGGCAGCATTCAAGTAATCCAGTTGAAGGCGTAGTCATGTCTGTAGTCATACCTTACAAGTACATCACGGGATCAATACTAGATCCTGATGGGCACAACCAAAACATCTACACCGACACGCCGCACACAGGGATCATGTCTACGGCGAATGGTCAGCTTCACAGCACGAACTTTGACTCGTCATTCCAAGTTCAGTCAGAGCATATTCATCCTGAAGAGGTGCTGAGAGGACGGCAAGACTCAGGTCTCGAGACATTGGACTATTTCTCTGACGGAATCGCGGACTCAGACCAAGCAACTTTCGTGAACGTCGCTGGTTGCGGGGTCAAGGTCTACGTACCCTACAGCGCTACCTTGGCTTTGTGGCAGTGGTCCTTCTTCTTTAGTAATCTCAAGTCAGTCACGCTTGATCAGCACGACGAGTATGTCTCGGGGGATATTGTTGTTCGCGCCGCACTGAACGGGACAGCACTTCAACACACGATGCGCGGTCTCCCTGAGACATCGACGCATGGTGTGTACGCGGGCTACAACAACTCGAACGAGACCATGGCTTGCCAGTACTGGGATATGTCTCACCTTCAGACTAATCTAAGCGCTGGTTGGCATGACTTGAACCTAACGATTTATATGCAGCAAGTGCTTGATAGCGACAGTGCAGGTACACATTACCAGTCAGCGACTCGTAAGACAGGTGTCTTCTCAGGCTCAACCTCGATAAGACACTACATCTATAATCGAGCCTCTTTTGGTGTGCGTAATGCTCGAGTCCTCACGATTTTATGATGAAAACAAGATATACTTTTAGCGGAGGATTCGATGCCTGATCCCGTCACTATAGGAATCATTGGTAGCTTGGCGTTGAAGCATGCTGCTGCACCGATAGCAGGTCTTATTGCTGAGCGTAAGACAAGGAAGGAGCTCGAGGCTCTGGCTGAAGAAGGTGTCGGGGGACAAGTCAGTGCAGCTGAGCAGCAGCAACGGATAGCCGACACTAAAGAGGCCATGCGGGAACAGCAGGGCGGCGAATACGAAGCTCCAGGCAGCGACGACCCTGAGCAAAAGCGCAAACTTGCCATGATGCGAGAAGCGATAAAGTCGAAGGGGATTGGTCAGGCAATGCGCGACTTAGGTCAAGAAGCGCTCCAGAGATACCAGATTAAGAAGTCTGATATTGAGCGGCTGGGCGATAAGCGGAAGGAAGCAATTACTGGCGTAGTCAAAGGCATTGGCGAGGCAGGCGCAGAGATCTCAGGTTTCGCTGGGATGAAGCAAACAGAGGGTCTCGCCAAAGCAGCCGGGGCAGCTTCAGGTCTATACGGTAAGGGGTAGTCATGTCGTTCTATCAAATGTACATGTCGACACTGGGCTACAGTGGTGTACCCGCAGGCACCTCAACGCGCGATCCTGAAGCTGTCGATATGTACCAGACACTGATCAAGACGATCGGTAGATATCGGACAGCTACGGGTAAACGTCTGGCGCAGCAAGAGATCGCCCTGCTGAAGTCTCAGGTTGCGATTGCCAAGACGAACGCCGACATGATCGGCATGATCCATGGTGTTGATGCCGACAACGCAGACTCGGTTCGAGATGCGCTGGTCACTCACCGTAGGACGATCCAGGACAACCGCACAAAGCTAGTTGCGGCGAGGTCTCAGTACAACGATCGCCTGATGCAATATGTGCGTGAGGATTATCGTAAAGCTTCAGGCAACCCGAATGCGGCGGCATGGGAGGCCTTGACGGGTGGACTCTTAGATGGCCCAGAAGGTACGGCAGCCGACATTGAGATTCCGCAACTTCTGATGAGCATGCGGGAGGAGGGGTACGAAGGTATTCAGTTCGATAAGGACTTCAATATCACGTACAACGCCTATTCTGGCACGACGCTTGGCAAGAACATCGTAAGAATGTTCGAGAAAGCCAAGCAAGTTCAGGCGAGACAGGCCAGTGCTGCTGCGTCCCTTGACACGGAAATGGCGAATCTTGGTAGCACAGTCATGTTCGATGACAAGACCTGGGCTACGATGAGTGAAGAACAGAAGGTGAAGGCCCTTAAAGATTCTCTTGGTACAGTCGAGTCAATCACTAAAACTGTTAGGGACTCAGACGGCATCACTCGATTCGACAAGTCTCAGGAGGTTCTGAATGAGCTTGAAGAACACGACACGTATGTCAAGGCTGCTGAGGGTGATCTCGACAAGCTACGCACAGAGCTCTTTGGGGCCAAGGCAGCTTCGTCAGATGTCATGGGTAAGGGTATCCAGGCTCTGGTTGATTCTGGCTGGGCCGAGTCTAATGGGTTTGAGCTCGGTCGATATATAGACAGTGACGGCGACGGCATACCGGATAACTACGTTGAAGGTCCCGATGACCGTAAAGCCATGCTTGCCTGGAGACGCCAGCTAAAGCGCGGCACCAGTCGATACGGGATGCGAGGCGGCTCAACCGGTATGTGGGTTGAGATGCAGGTCGCTCTTAGCGACGACCAAGTCAACGAGTACCGCACCACAAGCGGGTTTGCTTACGTCGGCGAGACTCCAGAGGACGGTCGCTGGATGAGCGGGGCTCAGATTGATGCTGAGCTCGAACGCGCAGTGTCCTCTCCAGTGAAGCTTGTGGAGATCAATGGTGGCGAAGACTACGTAGTCATGAACAGCTCAGGTGATTTCTTCCGGTATGCCGACTCTGACGGAGACGGAGCTGATGATTACTTTATCGAGATCACCGATGATGAACGGGCCGCTCTTCAGGCTAAGGTAGCTGATGGTACGTACAAGACTACGTATCTTCGCGCCGGGACAGAGGTTGATAAGGACGGCAACTTTGTCAGTGGAAGCCTGGCTACTGACGCCGATATCATTACTGAGCCGGGTGACCCCACCAAGCTAACCGCAGAAGACTTTGAAGATCTCTGGGATATCTCCCCCGATGACCCAAAGATTCAAGCGATGCTTCAAGCCCGCGCGTTGTCTGACATGGGCGTTAAGTTCGTTGATGAGGCCACGTTCAAGTCGCTCAAGAGTCATCGAGTGGTGGGGCGGCTCAAGAAGCAACACGCTTACGACGATCTTGTCCGAGGAGTCGGTACTGTCCGGGTAGAGACTGAATACGGCGAGAAAGCATTCACACCTGATCAGATTATCGGTAACCCAAAGGTAGTCAGCAAGAAGTCCAACATGACATTCCGCTCAGTCGTCGACCGAGCTCAGGGAGCCTATGTTGCCGATCAACTGGGTTACGGTACCGAGGGTGTGCCGACCGAGCCCAAGACGTTTCAGCGCGGTGGTACCGTCTTCGAGGATGAGGCTGATGTCCGAGACAATGCCTATGACTGGCTGGAGACCCAGGTAGGTAACCTACCTGAATCGCCCGGCCTCGCTGAGATTCGTGACCAGTTGGCTATGGGCACGGCTGAAGGTATTCAGGAGATTGAAGGCAGCATTGACGTCACTCAATCTCAGCTGGCGGCAGTCGAGAAGAATCTTTCGACCTTCGATGCTGCAACCGAGAGGATGATCGAGAACCTGACCGAGCCTGAAAAGAGCGCTGTTCGGCGAGATCGAACTGAAGAGCGTGACCGCTTAGTTGGTGAACGCAATGAGATTCAGAATGAGCTGGCGAAGCTTGAGCGGCAGAAGGCCAGGGCTGAGCGGCAGTTTAAGCGCCAGGCTACGCCAGAGGTTGAAGAGGAAGTCGCAACGGAGATCGTGGGTCGGGACCGCGCAAGGACTCAGCGGGAACGCGAGAAGTCTATTGCCTCAGACGCTGAGAGGTACAACGCACTTCTTAAGAACTTTGTAGAAGCTGATGATGACGGCGACGGGGTACCCAACGGGATTAAGGGCCTGGTAAACGACGATGATCTAGAGTTCTTCCTGGACTACCTGGTCATGGAAGATAGCGGCGAGAAAGCTCGTTTAGTCGACAAGGGCCTTATTACAGAGGCAGATCTCGACAAGGCGCGAGATGCCGCAGCCTCTCGCGGGATGATCAAGTCTCGGACCGAAGCTGCCTACGCTGACCGCTATAAAATCGGTGCCCTGAGCGATGAGATTCATGAAGTGGGTGGTCTAAGGGATCAGTTGACGGATCACATGAACAACATCGAAACTATGAAGCCTCAGGTTGAGGCAACTCTCAAAGCTGTCCAGGCAAAAGGTAGGACTGAGCCTGTTACGGCAGAAGAGAAGGAGATACTCGCCAAGTATTACAAAGAGCTCGACGATCTCTCGAAAGTTCGCGGAGAGATAAAGACGCGGAAGGATGAGATCGATCGTATCGAGCTGAGGCCTCTTGGTTTCTTGGGCCCTGATGAGAAGCCTAAATATCGAGTCGGCATCAGAACTCAACAGGGTCTGACTCAGCGAAAATACACGCCTCCTATGGAGCTCTTGGACAAGACTATTAGAGGTACCGAGCCTGAGGCAGTAAGCGAGGTACAGGACAGGTTGATTGCTCTGGGTATCACTGAAGGTGGTACAGACGACGACTTCTACACTGGCCTGGAGAGGGCGCTAAAAGACTTCCAGACAAAGCAGGGCCTAACAGTCACGGGCACGACCACCGAAGAAACATGGCGTAGGCTTAGAGAGCTTACACCCGGCATCGTTGTGGACAGAGACGGTGACGGCAAAGAAGACGAGGTCGAAACCTACACTATCGTCAGCATTGACGGGGAGACGAAGGATCGGATTCGATACGATCAAAGTGAAGACATTTACTATGTGCGCACCGAAGACGCTAAGGACAAGAGTCTTCGCGATGTGTCGGATGTAACAGGGTCTGACTGGAAAGCGATACCCTGGAGCATTACAGACGCGGACGGAGAGCCGAGGAGAACTGAAGCAAGCAGAAAGCTTGAGTCCCTGTTGTTCGACAGCGGGATTAGCCGTGAGGCGTTGAATTACCGTGACGTAGGAAAGGAAAATCGTGAGCGCTTCTACGACATCATGGAGGCGATCGGAGAGGGTACAGCCGACGCTGACGACTGGCGTGACCTGAAGTCCCTGATTGATCCTACTAAGCCTGACAGGCCGGTAGATATCGAGACAGAGGAGCCTATCGAGGTGTCAAAAGTTGATCCTTCTAAGGGGTCGACACTAAAGAAGAAGCCGACACCGACACCGACACCGACACCAGTTCCGACTGGCCCGATCACTGTCGCGGATGACAAGCCTGATGAGGTAGAAGAGATCCCAAAAGTAGCAGATACTGTCGAGTCTCATCCCTTCATGGTCGCTAAGGAGAGGCAAGAACAGGATGCGGCTAAGAAAGCTGAGATTGATTTTATACGGGAGTCCTTAGAAGACAAACGTAAGCGCACAGCGCAAGCGACGATGGAAGCTATCGGGCTCGATGCGCTGTCCGCCACAAAGCCTGAGCCTAAGCCTGCGACTACACCTGAGCCGCCCCCGAGTGGTGAGCCCTCAAAACCCTTGACTATGCGACAGAAATTACTCGAGAAGTTTAAGCGGCGGAAAGCAGGCTCTGAGGTCGAAGTCCCCTCAGCCAAAACACCCCCATTGGGTGAGACTCCCGTAGCGGAAGAGGAAGAGGAATAATGCCTGAAGAGACCGAGATACCGATTCCGGGTGAAGATGTAGGCACCTCGACAGGGAAGAAGAAGAAGAAGAAGAAGAAGAACACAACTGTTGGGTCGACCGAAACTGATTCGGGCGAAACTACTAAGTCTCAGCGTGTTGTTATCCCTGAGGATAAACCTGAGGATACGGGTGAAGTCGAGAGTGAGTCTCAAGCTGGACCTCCGATCGAGGATCAGCCCGAAGAAGACACTGGACCTACAACTAGTGCTCAGCCACCCTCAACCTATAAGCCTAAGCCAGTAGATCCTGAACCCGTAGTCAAACCTGAGGTTAAGCCCTCGAAGCCTATTGTTCCTGCGGAGGTGAAGGCCGCGAGGAAAGCTCGAGCAGCGCACGACACGGACGAGGCTCGACTCTACGGGTACTTAGGACCGGATGTTCCGCAGACGGAAGCACGACTTACGACAGATGTATTCAGGTCCGAAGAAGCTCAGAACGCTCTGACTCCGCTTATCAGCGGCGAGACAATCGACGAGCAGAGAGCTGATTACTACAAGAGACTCATGGCTGATGTACCTCAGCCTATTCAAGACGCTTTCGGTCACAAGGGCATGGGGCTGTATAGGATGTGGGATGATATCGCATACCGAGCAGCTGTCGAGTCGGGCAAGATAGATGAGAAGACTATCGGGGTTGTACCTCACGACTCAATGCTACCTGGAGCTAGACACTCAGGGTTTCAACCTCTAAACCTTTTCGACATCGTGCTCGTCCCCCAGATAATGGCTGATGAGCAGACAACTGACAGCTTCATTGGGCGGATTGACGATGTTGCAGCGAAGATGCTTGACCCAAAAGACCTCGACGAGAGTGGGATCAGTAAGACTGCGCAGGAATATGTTGAAGGCTTATCCTTGCCTGAGCTCCATGCACTAGACACTAAGATCCTCCCCACGATGATATACAATCTTGCAGGTCAGCATTATGGTTATGACCCAGCGGTAATCGAAGCCTACCAGGCAATGACTGGAGGCGAGTTACCTCAAGATGTTAACGGGAGGCCTATCTCTGCGTATAAGACTCAGTCAAGTGGTGGTGGAGCTTTCGGTGTACAAGAGCTGGTTCCGAGAGAGGGTTCACCCTATGCAGATGATCCCGAGCAGTACAAGTCATTCTTACTAGTGCACGACAGGCTCAGGCTGCTTGTCGATCTCGAGACACAAGAACGGGAAGCGAAGTCTGAGGAACTTCGCATGGGCGCCGACGAAGCCGAGGTAGAGCGCCGCGAGACAGAAGTTATCGGAGCTCGAGGTGGGGTGAGTATTGCTCGAGAAGTGCTCGAGAACCGAGGCGAGAGCCCACCTGAGATAGGTACAATCGAGTATGAGCGAACTACCAGTAATGGGCGTATTTCGGACTATCAAAGATTACTTGCAACCCCCTATCTCAGTCACGACCGCTATGTACCGGTGGACTCTATGCCCGGTACTTACAAAGGCTATGACCAGGGTGTGGTTGACACCTACCGAGAAGAGGCTCGAGTGGTGGGGACATTTGCGTCTGGAGGCAAAAGACCGACACCCGCACCGGGTCGGGTAATGCCCGCCACTCCACAAAAGAGGGTCTCACTCCCTGGAAGTGAGAGGATTGTAAGTGTGCAGCCTCTGCGGCAAGCTATGCCCAGACCTGAATCAGGTCTCTCGCTTCCAGCTATGGGCGGACCACCACCACCATCACCGTTTGAGCCCGGAGAACTTTGGTCTGTCAAGAAAGGCTTCATCGCAAAAGTAACCCCGACTCACACAGCCAGCGAGGGAGTAGCCTACTTAACTAGGAGCGACGATAACGACCCTCGCATCACATACGCTACCGTTGATCCTACCATTAAGCCTCACCCTCTGGATGTTGACCGCAAGATACGTCAGCTCAGAGATGCGGGTGAAGACGAGAACGGGAACACCGTAGACGACGCTTACATCAATCGCTTCATGGCACGCATGAACACGTCGCCTGATGAGATCGATACTTATCGTCGACTTATTCAGGCTGAAGAAGAGCACCTGGCTCGGCTGTTTAGTCGCGAAGGCGGCGAGGGCGGCACGACTAGAAACGTCCGAATCGAAAACTTAAAGAAAGAGATCAAAGACCTGGAAGCTGAGAGAGCTACCTTGACGGCAGAGCGTGAGGGTCTCGAAGAATCCCCTGAGGGTTATAGTCGAGGTACAGCCATTAACCGAAGACTGAAGGCGATCGCAGCCGAGATCCCCAAAGCACAAGCGGATGTCGACAGGTTGTCTGAGACTCGGAGGATGCGCACCGTAAGCCCCGCATCAGGTGAAACGATCTCTATGGACATAGAGCGATACCCGCAGAAAGCGGATGAGAGCCCGCTCGAGTATATGCGTAGGCTCGCGATCTTACGGGTCGATCTGAAGGTACGCATCGCTCGAAATAAGAACGTGATTGCAGCTCTAAGAGAGAAACAGACTAAGCTCGAGTCCACTAAGGCAGCCCCCACAGACGAAGCATGGATTGAGTTTATCGGCTCTCTGGAAGAGGTGATGAATGAGCGGGCTGTGCAGGCAAGAGAGTCCGAAAAGTATTTAACTGCGGCTAGAGCCGGTAGTGCCGCTGTTGGTGCTGGTCGAAATAGACCGGATGACCCTGAAGGTACCGCTATTGAGAAGTTCGGTTACATTCAACCTCCGAGACCTTATGCCGAGTATATATGGGCAGAAAGTCCCGATATCGAAGAGATCGGTTACCCCGTGTACTGGCTAGATGACGGTAACGAGCATACCCACGGAGACGCACGACACCCGATTGCCATCAGACAAGGTCTTGTCTTCAATCGAAGGCTGACACTTACAGATAAAGAAGACAAATACGGCCCTATAACCGGCTACTGGGTGACGATAGAAGAAGACAAGCTAATCAACCAGCTGTTAAAAGTGCGGGACGAGCAAGATGCTGAAGCACAAAAGCTGCAGGAGCAAATTGAGGCCGTCAATGCTAAAGTCAGGGAGCTCAACCGGGTTACTGGAATGGAGCAAGAACAGCTTAGGCTGATAGGTGGTATCTAGTGAGCGATTACGAGGACACGCCGGAGGGACTCCCTGAACCTGAAGTCCCTAAGATTGATGATACTTATGGCCTCCGCGAGGAGGACATCAAAGAGTATATGGACATCGCAGGCGTCAGCCGTCAGAAGGCTATTCGAGTTTTAGCCCCCAATCTCGGAGCTCAAGTTGCGCAACGAGAAGCAAAGCTGGACATACGTAAGCAGCAAGATGAAGTAGTTGATCGCCTCGATATTACCGGTTTAGGTAACAAGCTGAAGGGCAACCAAGGCGCGATCGAAATGGGCTTGACCCCGCGCTATACAGATCACAACGACGTATTGGATAAGCACGCTCAATCAGTCGGTATGTCAGCGGATGAATATCGCCAAGAACTTGGAGCACTCAACGTCGGGTACGAAGCTCTGGTCGAGGACATCGTTACGCGCGGACGACCAGTAGAGCACGCACTCAAGATGGCGGATAAACGTGGGTCACTGGCAAGAGTGGATTCCCGTACACGCGAGATTGAGCAGACTGGTCATTACCTCCAGACAAAAGCCCGGGTCTTAGCTCGTACCGATCCTGAGGCAGCTAAGGAGTTAGGGATTGAGATTGATCCTATCTTCGTTGACGAAGAAAGCTCCTTTGGCCTAAGCGGCACCTCTGAGTATGAGAGGCGACAAGTCGTATCTCAGCCAGGCGAATACGGATTTCAAGCTGCCCAGATGCAAGCTGAAGCCTTGGTGACCTCAAACCCTGAGCTTGGTCAATGGGTCAAAGAGCTCAGCGCAAGTCATGTCGGTGGCGATACTTACATCACTCGACGCGCTACGCAGAAACTCGATAAGTGGAAGGCGGCAAACCCTGGGTACGACCAGAAAGAAGCAGAAGACTTGGAGAAAGTCTTCATCGACCAAGCCATGGAAGAGCTGGGCATATTCAAGACTATTGGTTGGTGGCAGATGCCCATCTTCATGTCTTCGCGGTATCGGTATGGAGATGCGAAAGACGATAGTTTTATTACAGCAATGGCGCCTCAGATTGAGATTGTCGGCCTTAACAACAAGGGTCACGTCGTTACTCGGACTGCAGGTGCAGGGCAGTATGGGATAAAGACCGTCGACTTTCTTCAGGCCGGTGTTGTTGGCGGCTTGGCTACGATAGGTACCGAAGAAGACTGGTGGAGTGGGTCTAAGCGAGGTATCGCGAATCAACGTGACTTCTTAGAGTGGTCTCAAGATCTAGCAGGTCATGACGCAAGCACCATAAAGAAGGCAGGCTACGGTATAGCCGCGTTGCCATTCTTGCTGCTTACCCCAGACGCACTATTCGGTACAGCAGGCGCAGCCAAGATCGCTGGTCGCGGCGGCAAGCTTGTGCGCAAAGGTGCGGTAACTCGCAAGCACATGACTTCGATTGAAGACATTTTGTCAGGGGCTAAAGGCGGCGACATTGATGCGCTCACCATGGCAGACATCGAGCGGATCCAAGCACTCGATAAGAGCCTGATGCTGAATGACGAGATTGCGGAGCAGATGGACCTATTGGATGGTCAGATCGGTGCCTTCTTGGGTCGATCAAATCCATATACAGGCTTTACGTTTGTCAAGGGTGAGCCTAACAAGGGCATAAAGCTGGCCGACGATCTACCCGGTAATCTGGGTGGTCAGGGTATCAATCTTCACCCCACACGAAGAAAGGCAAGGGCTAAAGCTCAGGCGCAAGAGTTAGCCGAGCGTGAAGCCAGGGCTAAGGCGAAGGGCAAGGTCGAGAAGAAGGGCATAGAGATTGAGACGCCCAAGGTCGAGATACCCGACCTCTACGACTATGCCGGTCATCTGAAGAGGATTCGTACTGCGAGAAAAGCCGTGGATGATCTGGATGTCGGGGACTTTGCTCCGCGGCTCGACGCAGACATTACGTCTGAGTCCGTGCGGATCACGAATATCATCTCAGATATTGCTGACGCCGAGGTCGCAGCGAACTTTCGTCTGAAGATGAAGGGCAGCTTAGATGACGCGCTGAAGCGGCCTGGTGTTCCTGCGAGAGGTGCGAACACGGAAGACGCGGCTCGTTTTTGGTATTCCGATATGGTCGAGGAAGTACGCAAGCTTCCAGGCATGGAGAAGGCAACTGATGAGCTTGCTGCGATTGACCGAGCTCTTGCCGCGGGGGAGATCACCGAGGCAGAAGCTAAGGCGGCAAGAAAGCCGTTCCAGGCACAGGCTGCAGCACGTCGACAAGTCTACAACCAGCTTGAGTCTATCGCTAAGAAGGCGCAAAAGATTGCAGACGACAGCCCTCTGAAGAGAACAAAGCAAGCATTGGATCGTGCTGAAGAGGCTGTCAAGGCAAACCTCGAGAGTCGCATCGCTGCTTGGTACGTGTTGCATGACCAGCTACAGGGCGGGCTGTTGTTCAAGGGTCGACGTCGAGTAAACCCGCTGGCTGAAGGTAGTAAGCTAGCCAACAAGATCAAAGACTTTATTGATCTCACGCCAGATGCTCAGAACTTCGCAGGTATGCTGCAGAAGTACTTCAACATGAGCCAAGCAGAGGCCGACGCAAACGCCCGACTCTTTGATGCCGCAGCTAAAGCGTGGGCCTACCAGAATCAGCGCACCCCGCATGACTGGTGGAAGCGTACAATCGCAGGCGTCAAGTCCAAGGAAGACTTCATTGAGCGGTTCAAGAATGGGCCTCCAGATGTGACTAATCCTCCAGGTAAGGGAGGTAAGGTTACGCCTGACGGGGATGGACCCACACCTGATCCTACCGGGATGGTACCTGTCGTCGCCCCTCACTGGCAGGGCAACATGAACACTGTGGCAGGTCGAGCATCTACGGCTCTACCCGATGGCTACAGACTTGAAGGGTTTGGCGGCGAGGCTCTCGAGTTTCCCTCTGGTATCGGACCTAAGGGTGACCGCGGACTGATGAACAAGCTGGCTATCCGCATCCGAAACGCGGGAGTCGATATTGATCCATACAGAACAAGCAAGAAAGACTTGTTCGAGTCAATCAATAAAGGTCTGCTTGAGCTCTCCGAGACAGCGAATGGTCGTGTAGTTATTGACGAGCTGGTCGAAGAAGGATTCTTCCGTAATATCGGTCAACGTAACTGGAAAGTTATTGGTCCCGATGGCAGTGTCGTCAAGGAAGTCACGAACAGTGATGCGCTGGATGTAGTAGCGCAGGCAGTCGAGAAGCTTCTTGATGACGGAGTCATGGTCCGGCACGCAGAGGACATGGGCGGGGACATTCGTGTAGGTCCGGTGGTTTACGGTATGTCACACGCAGCTGTCCGAGCTGCCCTGAAGGATCATCCAAGGGAAGTCGGAGTTCACTTCATCGGAGATCAGCAGATCTTCAGATTTGGAGATGAGTTCGACGACAAGGTTAAGTACGGTCATGACAATACCGCGGCACTAGCTAAGCGGCCTGACCATGTCGCGTATCACAACCACCCAGACCCTGAAGGTTATCGGAACTGGTTCTCTCGGGATGACTTGATGTTCTTCCCCTTCTTGGCGCTCAGAGAACAGCGCGTAATCATGGCTGACGGTAGTGTGCTTCAGCTCGAGATGCTGGGAGATGCTGGATGGAACGGCTGGAACAATCTCAGTCACATTGGCCGCCTCTTTAACGGTGATTACACTACTGTCGCCGAGATGGAGCGTGGCGATGCCGTGTTCCACGCCGTGTTAAGAGACTACTCAGAGAGGATAGACAATGACGTATTTGAAGCCGCAGAAGCCGCGCACAGGGCCGATGTCAACGCCGGAAAGTTCGGCCCCCGACCAGAAGCCGGACCCGAGCTCGTCGAGTACAACAAGCGCCAAAATCGGGCTCTCTTTGAATCCCTCTCCAGAAGATATGAGAAACTACTTAAAGAAGATTACGGAATCGATGCCCGAGTTACCGTCTACGAAGGACGGATTCCTGATAGACGACTCGCACCAGATGTTGAAGCAGTTTCGGATCCCCGCCCCGTCGCCCGAGAAGGGGAGCTCCGAGTAAAGGATCCGATAGAGCCTCTTGCTGTAAAGCGAGCAGACGATACACCGCAGGTACCGGTAGAAGAAGAGTTCACCAGCTTAGTTAAGAAGCTTGGTCCAGACGGGCTCAACGCACTGAGCTTTAAGTCAGACGACTTTATGCGCAATGTCATAACGCGCAATCAGTCAGGCACCGTTACGTCTGAGGTAGTTGAGTTTATTCCCGTCGACAAGATCGGCCTGGGTAGGCTTGCTAACCTGGGTGACTGGCGCGTCACAGATAACGCGAAGATAGAGCAAGCTAAGAATCTGCTGAGGGGGTTCATAAACGACTACAGACAGAAACTTGTCGACATAGGCGCTGTTAAGAAGGTCGATAATAAAGATCGAATTCAGTACCGAATAGATCGCGAAGAAGATGTGTGGGACACGACATGGATGAACTATGACGCCAACGTAGAGGCGGCTATCCTCAGTGACGCCTGGTTGGACGGACCAGTCAGCATCCTCGCACATACCGCGCATGACCTGGACCGTCAGTTCGCAATGCTGTCGCGAGACATATTCAGTCCCGCTGAAGTCGCCGCCATCAAGCAGGAACTTGCAAGCGACCCTCGTATACTAGACGCGATTGAGCTGATTAACGAAAGCACAGCGTATAAACCAGGCAGACAACCGCGATTTTACCGAGAGAAAAAGGAGGCTCCGACTAAGTTATCGGCTGACCCGCAAAACAATGAGGTGGCGACGTTCTTGGGTACCCTGCGGGCATCACCTGAACCTTTCGGTGAAGCAGCAGATAACTTCAAGCAAAAGCTATTGGTGCTAAAGGATCACGCTAGTCAGCTTGGTGACTTACTCGTACCTTATCAAGATAAGTTCTTAGGCCTTATAGCTGATGACGACAACCTGATTCAACTGGCCCTCGTAGCTGACGCTAGACGGAACTCGGGATTCTTCAAGCAGACAAGTCAACCGGGTAATATATCCGATCATTGCCGGAAGATAGCCACCTTAAAATGGAGGCTGCGGACGGGTGACTTCAAGGGCGGGAGTATAGATCCGGCAATACAAGAGATTGCAAGTGATCTCTTGCCGACAGAGCTTGATCTTCAGAGGATGTTAGCTGACGAACAAGCTTTTCTACGCAATGAGCTAGATATTCTAAGGGGGCAGTTACAAAAAGAGCGGCACCAGCTTGTCCGAGATCTACGTGTGTTGGACACGATAGGTATAATCAACGCTAAAAATGCAAGTTTCGATTCTACTATCGCCGAAGCCAAGGCCCGACTACAGTCGCCCGTAAATTCAGCCTTTGAATATATGGAACTGATGAATATGGGAGGTCCGCCTAAGACTCACATGTACGGTCTTCGCGTTCGAGATCCTGAAAAACTTCAGGAATATATTACAAGCGTCGAGACTAAGCTCAGAGACCCGTCCTTGGAGGCTGAGAAAACAGCGCACCTGCTGGGTCGAAGACGTGAGCTCAAAGATCACTTGTTTATTCAGAGCCGGTGGCGCAAAATGCTCGAGGAGGCGAGTAAACGACCAGGCAGCTACCTCGAGGAGGCAGTACCGACTCTCACGAAGACTGAAGAGTTTGCGCCTCCAAACTTTCCGGGTCTCGATAAACACTTCAACCCGCGAGACGCAGAACGTATCCGCAATGAAGTGGCGTGGCTGCAAGATCCCGAAAACGTCGGGATGGATGATGGGTCGCCCGTAGTCGCGGGTATCGGACTCGACAGCGGCTCGTCTGTCACAGTTATGCTCTTGGACGAAGGCTACATTGAGATCCAGCCCACAGATATGCTCAGTCAGCTGGAGCGGATGGAAAGATCCGATGCTTACGAATATGTCGGTGTCCCCCACCTAAAAGGTTTCCTTTCACCTAAAGCCGAGACCTCCGCGCCAACTATCACAGAGTTCAATATGTTCACCGCGGATGTTAAGCATGAGGAGATCAGCGCTCGAGCCCGAGATCTTCAAGGCGAGATAGCTCGCGCAGCCCATGCTGTGCGGAACTTAGCCTCAGAAATAAGAAGCGGTATAACTTATGCTGGCGACGGTAAGCAGGTATACCGAGACTACAAGTATGGCTTAGGACGATTCGCGTCCTTAATGACGGACTCGATCCGCGAAAGCAAGCACAGCTTCGTCGCCCTGGATAACGCAAAGAATGTCCCGATTAGTTCTCCGGCCTTGGGCTTAGGAGAGACCGTCCTCGAGAACTTGGCACGTCAAGGTGTTCCAGCAGACACCTCAGTTCACACACTCGTCGGTATGCTGAATAACCGTACATCGTTGATGCACAACCTCAGCCCAACAACTCGAGAAATCATCGAGCGTAGAGCTTTCGACCAAGACATGATCCGGCATGCGAGCGCCGCAGAGTCTCACGAACTCATGGTTAGTCAGGTGAACGCTACACCTTGGTTCCACGCTACGCAGAGCGACTTTAATATCTACGACTACTCCCTCAAGTACTCAGGTAAGCATTACGGTAATGCCTTTGGTCCAGGTCTATACTTGGCAGAGAACCCTGAACTTTCGGTTGTTAAGTACATGGCAGGCGCAGGTCTGGGCACACGGACTATTCCTGATGCTCGCAATCAACTTGCTGCCGTCAAGGTTAACGCACGAAACATAATCGACATCCGCGGGTACCCCGAGGACTTAGCTAACCAGTTCGATGAACTTGGTATGCCGATGGAAGCCTTAGTTCTTCGAGGTGGATACCAACCCTTGACTCAAAAGCTTCTGGACGAAGCCACGGGGAGAACGCGAACTCGCACAGGCGCTACTTTTTACAGAGGCTACATGACACCGACTAGGATGTCTAACGAGGGCCTCTTCAATGCGAGCAGCGAGATCCATCTCATAAGTAGGGCGCAAGCAAAGTTGCAGAGCATCGCGGAGGAGCTGGGTCTCAAAGCTGCCGATGTCACGGATGACGCGCAATACGCGACCCTCACAAGTGACGAGTCTCTGATGTCCCGCTTAGATACGGATAGGCGGACGTTTGGAGCTCACCCGAGCGATGAAGCTATTTCTGACATCGAAGCGCTCGCTAAAGCAGGTGATTCAGAGCCATTCCCCGTACCAGGAAGTGAGCCGATTCCGGGGTTCTTTTATACGCCTGCGGCAGAGAGCTGGCTCTGGCGTGAGATGCTCATGGATAACGCGGCGCACATCGCTTACGATCCGAGATTCTACTCGAGAGGTGGCGCCGAGATTATCGCAGACTTGAGCCATCGAGACATGGCATACCAGCTTGATCGGCTCAGATATGAGACATCGCAGAAGTTCAGAAATCGTTCTGTGAGTCGCGCCCCTGATGCGTGGAATATGCTTCGTAAGATGTATTCTGGTCGAGGCAAGCAGCTCAGAGCCGCGGAGAGCGGATCCGACACGATGCGTGCAGTCCAAGAGGCTCGACAGAAAGATCTACAAGAGTGGGTGCACCAGTCATACGAGACTGACGCAGGCACTCAGCGATTCCCTGAGCTACCTGAATATCCTGGTGACGATAGCGTAGGCTTTACAGGCGACCCTCCAGACACTCCGTCAGAAGAACTGCAGCTACTCGAAAACTTTGCTCGAGAGGTTCTCGACGCAGCTAAGGAAGGTAAGCTCGACAAATACGCAACAGGTGAGCGGAGGATCTTTGGAGACATACACAGTGAGTACCAGCCTTGGGACGTGGATGATCATGTCTTTGGCTGGAACATACTGGATAGTATCGGATCTATTGAGTACAACCTACCCACCGCTTCAGGGCAGACAGAGCTCCCAAATCTTAGGCGTCTTGCACGACTTCACAAGAGGGGTAGGCTTCCCCCCGGAGGTTTGAATAAGTTTAAGCTCAACATGATCCAGACTTTGGAGCACAACGGAATCAATACCCTGGATGATCTTCGTGTCTACTACAACATGGATCGAACTCGTCGGGCTGACACCGTGTTCCGTCTTAAGGGACCGGATGGAAAACAGCTGGATAAGCCTTCCTCAGAGTACCTAACCGCCCTGGTTCTTGGCGGCGGTATTGCCGCACGCGCACCTAAGCAAGCTGACATTAGCGGACTCATAGAGCGCTGCCACAAGTTCCTCGACGCCCGTGCGCCGACCAAGATTGATCTGCACACGATGCTGATGAATAACAACGTCGACGGAGCTCTACACTTTGGGTCTATGGACTCCAACGTGCTTATCTTGTTCGACCCCATGGCATCTAAGCTGGACAACGCTGTTGAAGTATTGGTCGAGAAGGGTCGAGTCTTCGACGACGACATTCTCTATCACACACGTAGAGTCGACGATCTTATCGAAGAAGAGAGAGCCGCGGTCGAGTTCTTGGATGATGGACGCGCAGTCATTTACGCTCTCGGAGAACCCGATCCAGTCTCAGTGATTCATGAGCTCGGTCATATTCTTCGGCGCCAGATGTCGAAAGATGACCTGGATGGCGTCACGGCATATCTGAATAAGAAGCTGGGTCTTGAGGGTGAAGACGCGCTTACTCACAAGGGTAACAAGTTTGTCGGCTCAAAAGAGAACGTCAGGAGAGCTGAAGAGCACTTCGCAGAAGCCTTCGAGGCTTATGTAGCTCGAGGTACGGCAGCAACCGACATTAAACCTGCGTTCTCCAGGCTCAAGGTATTCCTGGGCCAGGTTGTTGCTCGCATGACCCGCAGTAACCAGACCATAGATATCGACCCTGATGTCGAGGTGTTCTTTGACAAGCTGTTGAAGGAGACCCCTGACGCAGAGCCAATCCTTAGGCGCGTGTCAGGTAGAGTACAGGAGCACATGAACATCTCAGGTACGGGTAGTCCCTTCCCTGAAGTCAGCGCATTCGAGTTCTTCTCAGAAGAGTCTCGTCGCGTCGGAGCTACGCATATCGGTACAAAGCTTGATGCGGATGGCAATGTAACCGAGACTATTGAGCTGACGCGCGAAAGCCTTGAAGCCGAATACGACAAGCTGCAGAACCTGGTGGATTCAAAGAAGCTTGACCCAGAAGAAGCGGTGCTTCGGATTGTCGATGAAGACGGTAACGCTGTTCCTGTCATGCACGACATGTATGATGGTGGTAAGTCGACTTTCGACCTGAATGATGTAGGTAGTCTCCAAGTCAGGCTGGAGCGAGAAAGAGCGGAAGCTCTTACCGCCACAATGCCCATGGCTCACACTAAGTCTGCCGCACACGCGGTCAAGGAGTTCAGCCCGATTGAAGCGCTTCAGTCTCGCCTGGCTACCCCCGGCGCAAAGGCGGGTATCGGTCGAGCCGCACTGTTCACGTTCTTTGGTGGTGATCCCAACAAGGCGCTGAGACTGCTACCCCCGATGCAACGCATGGAGATACGGGCGGGATCTCGGTCTGTCGAGCAAGCCATCGGTGAGTGCGTCACGTTGGTCGCCGAGGCGAACCAATATGAGAAGGGTGGCTTGGGTAAAGTCGTTAAGTATCTGACGGGTGAGATACTGAACTTCGAGTTCGGTGGTAGATCTGTCATGAGTTCGGGGTGGAACTCCGCGAGCTCGGTCGCTGACGCAATCCGAGTCTCTGCAACGGAGGCTCTCGAGACAGATCACAAGGCTCTTATGGGAGCTCTGACTGTCTTTATTGAGCGCACAAAGCCTCACAAGGCAGATGAACGGACCTTCACCGAGATGTTCGACCAGTTTGCTCGTAACGACCCTGATGCGGCACAGCTCTTAGACAAGGCCATGCATCGCATGTTCAAGGGTAAAGGTAGCTTCCTGTCTGACGTAGGTAATGTGATTCAGATCGGTAAGAATCCCACACCTGAAGAGTACAAGTTGCTCGAAGCGCTGCTGTACTTCTCGGGCAGCACTAAGAGAAACGGTAAGCTGATCGATGATGCGGGGCTTACGTGGGAGCAGAGAACTACGAAGCTCTTCGACGAAGTCAACAAGATCTACGGACCTAAGGGTGATATCGTAACGAAGAAGATGGCCTTGGTTATGGCCGGTCACGGCACTGCAGGTAGAGTCTTCCGTAGCTGGACAGACATGGGCGTGGCTGTCGAAGAAGATGTTGTCGCCGCGTTCAAGAAGATGATGATGGGTGAGGCTATCAGTCCTGAGATCCGACCCAGGGTCATGGATGTGGTGCGACGCTACGGGTACAACCCGTTCTTCCTCGAATCAAGCATGTTGGATGCTGGCTACCACCTACCACTTCAAGCCCGTAAGAAGCTGAGCGAAGCTTTGGCTCGCGGGCTGGAGAAAGCTGACCCTCGAGTAGAGAAGTGGGAGAAGCTCGGTAATATACCCGCTTCATTCCAGAAGTTCCTGGGCAGTGAGCAGAACATGAAGAGCGTGTTCGGTGCCTGGTTCCGGTACATGAAGCTGCGCATGACTCGCGGTGCCGTGATGATTCGGCCACGCTACTTCCTGATGAACACGATCGATCACTTCACCCAGATGGGTATGGTAACTGGTATACGTCCCGCTTTGATCTCTACGGTCAGGCTCAGCGCTCAGAATGCCTTGGCTGTTCCAGGAGTCAATAAAGCTTTGGCTATTCTCGAGAAAGCATCGACCCTCCCTGCAGGCGGCAAGTACCAAATCAAGGTTGAGCAGGCGCGAAAGATTCTGCAGAGTGGTGGTGACGCAGTTGCAAATGCGCTCGGTAAGATGATGGGTGCGTCTAAGTACAACATCAAGTTGAATGATATTCTCGAGGGCAAGCCAGGCACATTCAAGGTTACTGACAAGAATGGCTTGATCAAGGTCTACAGCTACCAAGACATCCGGGCCATCATGGTTCAGGAGGGTATCTTCGCGACCTTCGACACGACAGCTCTGGGCAAGGTCGTGCGAGAGAGCGTAGAGAACCAATGGAGAGGTAGCACTTTTAAGGATGCAAAGACGAAAGCTCGGTACCTGGCGGAAGACCTACTGTTCAACTCGATTGATGACATCGCTGAAGCTTGGTCAGAGCGTGAGCGTGCCGGTGCCGTGATTACATTGATCGAGATGGGCTATGATCCCAAGACAGCTTCTCGAATGACCATTGATGCTCTGTACGATTATGCAGGCACTATGACTTCGATAGATCGGCATTGGCTGATGTCGCTTATGTTCCCCTTCTGGGCTTATCAGAAGAACGCGAACCGGCAAATCTTCAACATGATGTTTAGTCCGAGAGGTGCCTACCGCATGGGCGTGATCCGACGATTCCATGAAGGCTCTACTTACCTCGCAAGTGAGCTGTACTGGAGCGCAATCGTTGATCCCTACGGTGTCTACTACGACGGCTTAGATGATAACCAGAAGAAGACTTACGACGCTGTCCGTACTCGCATCGAGTTCGGTTACGGACCTATCGACGAGCTCTCGGATGAGCATCGTGAACGCATGGAACGTGCGTTTAATGTACAAGACCTTAAAGATCTAAGCGCTGAGCAAATCAACATCATTGAGAACGGCTACGGCTCTCCAAGTCAGCAGTCTCCCAAGGTACGTACAGCAATCATGAGATTGTTTGCTGGGCATGGTTCAGGTGCTGTCCGAGTTACGGATGGTCGAATCCTGGATATGTCAGACTTCATGTCGATCTACTCTGGGTACGACTCATCCGGCGCTGACTACTACAACGTGACCGGTGAAGAGCTACGCACGCCCCTCTCAGGCTACGACCCAGATGCCTGGGTCAAGATGTCAGTCAAGGAAAAGGAGCGACTTATTCTTAACGCTAAGTTGGAAGAGTCAAAGACAGCTTTCCGTATGGCAACTCTACCTCGACCTCAAGAGCATGAGCTCCCCTCGTATTATCGAGATCGCGCCTTCATCTCCATCCCACCCATCTTCGACAAGAATACACAGCAATACCACAAGCTACTTCAGGACACGGGACACGAATCTCCTTGGACAGGTGTATTCCTGCCAGAAAACACAATCCAAGGCGGGTTCGGTCACATGGCGAACATGACAGCCTTCTACCTTCTTGCGGGTGAATGGGTGCTCGGATCTAACGGCTTGCACTTGATCGACGACAAGGACGAAGGCTCGGCTATGCTTGGGTATGCGATGAACAACGCACTCGAGGAAGTCGTAAATGTACGGAATGCGCCGATTGCGGGTGAAGTGCTTGACTGGATCTCAGACGAGAAGATGCAGTACCCAAGACGGATCTCGGATACTACCGCGAACTTGATTGAATCAAGCGGGATTCTGGGGATGATCCCTGTGTTGCGGACACAAGAGGTGGCCGAGTGGATGGAGGAAGATGAGCGGCGTGCGGCATTCAAGGAAGGGTGGGTCGCTGCAGAAGAAGCCGAGATGGCTGGAGCTCGAGTTCGCCCAAGACGTAATTACATTCCGCCAGGTATGATCACGTTCCTCTTTGACAACAGTCCTCTCGGAGAGTTTGACCGCATGATGAAAGCTTGGGAGATGACTCCGCAAGAAGAGACTATGGAGTTTCAAGGTCAGCTCTACCGCTGGGCACGTACTTTGGCGGGGGCGGATATCCAAGAGATTCGGGGTAGCCGCACTGCATCGCTTGAAGAACCTTATAGCATGCGCAAGTTTAGAGGCATGCCTGAAGAACCAATGGATTAGGAATCCGATTAACTTACTCGCTTAAATGAGTTACACTTTTCGCGGAGATCATCATGAACTACAACGGCTGGAATCGATACGGAGTTTCTCGGGGTGGTCCGTCAGACCCGACCTCTGCTACAGCACTGACTACGTCATTCCAAGTCTTCGCCTGCACAGCAGACGCTACAAACCATGCAGGCTCAGCCAACTTTCCCGCGCACTGCATTCTTATGGGCGTCGAAGTAGAGCTCAACGGAATCACAGCTGCGTCGGGTACAGAAGTTACTATGTACATTGCTCGAGACGCTGCGGGTGATGTGCCTCTGACACCCAGCACCACCTCAGGTGCGGTGCAAGAGATCACTTTCGGGAAGACAACGTCAACTGAAGGTGGGGTGCTCTTCCCCGTCGAAGTGGATTATCACTTCTTCAGTGAGACCGATACAGCCAATAACATCTATGTCTGCCTCAAGACTTCAGCCACTGCTGTCAAGGTCAAGCATATCCGCGTTAACTGGAGGGCATAATGGCTCGGTTTAGTGATGTCTTTGCCCCCAAGAGCCAGACAATCGTCGGCACACTCACAGCGGGTGATCTCGAGGTCGACAGTCCCACACTCAGCATTGACGCGACTAATGACCGTGTCGGCATAGGACTCACAGACCCCGACAGTAAGCTGGAAGTTCTTGCCACAACCACTCAACAGAAGTGGTCCTATGACGCAGACAGCTTCGCCACAGTTACCGTTGCGGATGCCAGCCACACGACGATTGCCACGGGAGAGTCTGGGAACCTTATACTGGATGCGGCGGGTGACATCGAGCTGAACGCTGACAGCGCTGACATCGTGTTCAAGGATGGGACGCACCAGCTGGCTAAGATTGCCTCCGGTTCAGCCACCATGACCATCGGTTCTGGCGTAGCCGAGGATACTTTTCTGGTCTTCGACGGTAACGCCGCTGATTGGCGTATCGGTATTGACGATTCCGCCGATGAACTTGAGATCGGCGTGGGTGGAGCGCACGACACTACTCCTGCGATTATCATCGACACTTCGGCCAATGTGACCGTAAGCACAGACCTCACCGTAGCTGGCGGCGACATCACCTATGGCAACGGACAGAATGCTACAGCATCCGTCGCAGCTACAGCCCACAACGTTGCCGGTAAGAACCTGACCATCACAGCCGGTCCGACAACGGCAGGCACGACGAACAACATTGCTGGTGGGAGCCTGACTCTACAGGCAGGGCAAGGCAAGGGCTCTGGTGCCGGTGGTGACATCATCTTCCAGACCGCCAACGCGGGGGGTTCAGGTAGTAGCTTGAACTCTTTGGCTACAGCACTCACAATCAGCGACGATCTAAGCTCAACATTCACGGGACACGTAGTCTTCGCCGAGAGCACCTCAGTGAAGTGCGGAAGTAACGCCATCCTGTCGGATAGCAGCGGCACGATGACACTGTCGAATATCGACGCATTGGACGCCACGACTGAAGCTACGATCGAGAGTGCAATCGATACCTTGTCCAACCTGGCCAGCATCGGAACGATTACCACTGGCGTCTGGAATGGGACCGCAATCGCCCAGGCCTATATTGCCGCCGATGCGATTAACGGGGACAAGATCGCCGACGATGCTATTGATTCGGAGCACTATGTAGATGGGTCGATCGATACCGCACATATCGCCGACAACCAGGTGACCCTGGCCAAGATGGCCGGGTTGGCGCGAGGTAGCATCATCGTTGGAAACGCCAGCGGAGATCCAACCGCTCTGGCAATCGGGTCTAACACCTACGTCCTCAAGTCAGACGGAACCGACATCGCTTGGGCCGCGTCTTCCGGGGGCGTTGCCGTTGACGACCCAAACCTTATTCTTCACACTCAAGTTTTCTCGTAGGATAAATCATGGCTGCTATTACTAAGCGCGCACTTCAGCCTGCTGCCAGCGGTAGCGAGGTTGTTGCTGTATCTGTTGACGCTACATCCAGCGCAGGTACGGCTGTGCACGAAGGTCCAAGCAACACGTCTCATTATGATGAAGTCTGGATCTGGGCGACTAACATCAACACATCGACTGAAACGCTTACGATCGAGTTTGGCGGGACAACCGCAGCGCTGCACCACTTCGTCACCACCATCAACCCCAATGAGACTGTCTTGGTGGTTCCTGGTTGGGTGCTGAAGGGAGCGGGCACTGAACTTGTCGTCAAAGCGTTTTCCACCACAGCCGATAAAGTCAATCTCACGGGATACGTTAACCGTATCGATCAGTCGTAATGAGTAGTAGACACACGCGAATACCGGGTCCGATCAATCTCCAGACGACTATGAAGCAGCGTCGGGAGATTATTGGTCGCAGTGAGTGGATCTCCATCGACATCAACGATGGTAGCTGGACGGAGAATGATCCGAATAGCACGCTTGTGTCTAAGGCCACTGGAACCGGCGGAATGACAATCTCACTGGAATCTGACCGAGACAGCGATACTTGGAGCACAGCTAACCAGACTTGTGTTCGATGGTTCAAGCCACTCACTACGCCTGTCGGTAGCTTGATGAAGTGGGAAGACGAGTTTGGTGTAGAGTTCCTCGTCCAGCGGATGTCTACCACGGCTAACGACGACAACATGTTGGTTGTCGGACTATCGGATGATCCCACTGATACATCGGGACAGAAGTGGGCTGGTGGTCAGATGACCAACAAAGGCAACGGCGACTTTGTTTTGAAGTTCGGCGGCGATCAAGACTTGAACACGCTGACCGGTGGGTCCAGTGACATCGGAAGCACACCAAGGGCATACGTCAACTGCATGCTGCAGATCACAGACGATCGAAGCAGTGACGCGATTGAGCCCATGGGCGTGACTGGCGTCGTCTTGGATTCAGACAACGATGCCCTCACCAACCTCAACGCAAACGGCCAGAACATTGGGTGGAACAACTCCAACAATGTCTACCTCGTTGTGGCTGCAGGGTGGGCAACGTCTGGCGCGAGCTCAGACTCAAGCGCGGTATGGAAGGTCTGGTATCGACTGACTCACAGCTTCTCTAAGCTGGATCCTCAGTACATCCCTGGCGGAGGAAATAATCCTCGCGGTGGTATACCAGGATCGAGTAGGTAATCATGGCAGATACACAGATCGACAAAGTTTGGGCTGTCACTAACGGAATCCGCAAAGACGTTAGTGAGATTAAGATCTGCATGGCAAGACTTGATGAGCGATCGGCAGCGAGAGAGAAAGCCGTGGAGTTACAGTCGACCCGACTGGACTACATGGAAAGGAAACTCCAGAAGCTAGATCTGAAGGTGGCCGCGGCTATGGGTGGCGTGGCTCTGATCTCTTATGGACTTCAACTCTTGGTGCAAACATGAGTTATCTACCTCCAGTATTACGGGCTGCTAAAGCGCAGGATTATGCCGTCTTTGACGGTAACGAAGACTATGACTTGAACATTATCGGTGTGCGCAACGACATCTCGCACCGCAAGCCAGATCTCTACCTGGACGATCTGTACGTCTTCTGGAAGCAATCAGGTATCTGGCGATGCTTCAACGCCGCGATGACTACAACTCCCGGCGAGTACTACCTGGTCCACCCGATGCGCCCATCGCAAGGCTGCGCCATCATGGTGCCTGGACAATACAGGGGTGCATATAAGCAAGGGCTCCACAAGGGTAAGCCAGGACTTCTTCAGAGAGGGGCCAAGGTCAAGTGGTACAGAGACAACGATCGAGACACTGTACTTGACCTCGACCCCGCAACTATCGGAGAAGGCTACGCTGGGTTGAACATCCACCGAGGGGGGCGAAGTGATCGAGTCGGGCGATGGTCCGCCGGATGCCAGGTCCTCCATCCCCCCGACATGGATTTTTTGCTCGAGCTCTGCAAGAAGCAAGTCGAGACCAATGGGTGGGAGAGCTTCACCTACACCCTTCTTACAGAGGACCAGCTTAAATGAGTAGGCTTACCCGCGATCAAAGGCGTGCTCGCCGCCGTAGAGTAATCTCGAGAGCCGTAGCTCTCGCCCGTGAACTACACATGGGAGACGAAGAAAAGCAAAAAGAGTTTATTGTTGAGATTGTAAATCGTGCTATTGATATTCCAGGGCTGACAGAGAACGCAGAAAAGAAACTACTGATGGCAGTAGCGGAAGTTCTGATCGACTTGGTATCGGAGAACAGCGATGGATAAGAAACTAAAGGGTGCGGTTGTCGCACTGATCGGGTCTCTATGCTACGGAGGTGCTCAGCTGATGGGCATGGAAGAGCGTATTGCTAAGCTCGAGGAGCTCGTACTCGCTGAGCCTGAAGAAGAGTCTGAAGAGTCTGAAGAGATCGAAGAGTCTGAAGAGTCCCCTGAAGAGACCGAGACTGAAGAGGGGTAAACGCGATGGATCCGTCGATGCTAGTGGAACACATCGACGCCATCGGGCTCATACCTTTGCTCATCTGGCAGTCGTTGAGAATGGAGAAGAAGCTCGACGCTCAGGCTGAGCAGATGGCTAAGCAGCGCAAAGAGAACGATGCCCGCAATGTAGAGATGGTGAAGGGCTGGGAGAAGCAGCTGGTAGCTCTCGTCAACAAGTACGAAGAGCGAGAAGACGAGATTCGCACCCGCTACGATAATGTAATCGCAAACTACAACAACGAGCGGGATCGCATGTTCCGTGACATGGATCGCAAACTCGACGATGCGATCCGCTTCTTCCAAGCGAGACCTTGATGGCGGGGCGTAAGAACAGGCATCTTAAAGACGCTGTACCGCGAGATAGGAAACTTAAACGTCAGGTACAAGAAGCTGTAGCACCACGCACTTTGTCGATGGGTACTGCGTCTCACGCACCATTCGGGTTTCAGGTTCAGGGTGAGCTAAGCGTAGAAGACGCGGCTACCTTCAGTGCGGGAGTTACAGCCAATGGTGGTGTGACTATTACGACAACCACCGCAGCCTTAACCTTACCTCGTATGACAACGACTCAGCGCAATGCTTTGACTGCAGCCGTGGGCATGATAATCTACAACACAACAGATTCTAAGTTCCAGGGCTACGCAGGTAGTTCCTGGGTCAATCTACATTAGAGGTTCCCGTGGCTACTTCAATCACGACTCTCAGTTCTCAGTTTGAAGACGTCATCATTCAAGACACGAATACTGACGAGAACATTAAGAACGACATCACCCAAGGAACCGGATCCGTCTACTCGATTCAAGTGGCCAACGGTATCGGATCAACGTCTATCTTCTTCAAGATCTATGACGGTAACTCTGCCGTAGTCGGAACCACAGAACCCATCTTCATCATGAAGGTTGCAGCCAGCGCTACTAAGCAGCTGATTATCCCTGACGGTATGCCCTTCACCACAGGTCTCTGCTACTGCACGACGGATCAGAACGGAAGTCAGGGAGCTGGCGGCGGTTACTCCAGTGCCTCAGGCAACGTCACTGTTCGCATCGTTACGAGCTAAAGGAACACATCATGGCAGTTAATCTCGGACATATCCCAGGCTCTTATATCGGTGCGACCCTTATCGAAGACACTGCCGCAAACGCGACTAAGCAGATTGGTAAGGCGAGCTCAGGTACAATCTACCAGGTCTTTATCGACAACACGTCGAACAGTAGCGCAGTTTACCTGAAGGTCTACGACCTCGCGTCAGGCAGCGTGACTGTCGGCCAGACGCACCCAGACTTCGTGTTCCCATGTCCTGGATCTGGTAAGCGACAGTTTAACTTCCCTGACGGAATCGCATTCGCTACGGCGTTCACCTACGCTATTACGACTTCGCCGGGAACCGCGGGGTCAAGCGACCCCTCTCCGACCCCGACAGTCCGAATCACGATCAGTTAAGCCTGGGGGATCCGCGTTACGAAGAGCTCGATGACCCGGTTGTACAGTCGGTCCATCGCAGTCACCGGATTCTCAGCTGTCGCAGCGGTCACAAATGCGCCCTCGACAAACAGCATCCAGCTGTCTTCCTGGCATACCACGATCGCGTCAAAGCCCCAGCACTGCAGGGCCTCGACAAGATCATCGGCACCTTCGTGCGCGTACTCCAATCCCATAGCTACTACGTCTTCCATGTTCATCCTCAAGACTCATTCTTACGTTTAGACTCATTCCGGTCAACCCGAGCTTTCTCTCCCAGGTCAACAAGCAGGCTCAACCAGGCCTCGTAAGGCTTTGGATCATTACCTGCGCGTCGCTTATTGTCTGAAGCGAGCGCCTCTGCAATACCTTTGACGTGGCGCAGAGTCGGTGTTCTCATGCCTGACTCGAGACGACTAATCTCAGAGCAGCTTAGGCCTGATCGGTTCGAGAGCTCTTGTTGTGTCCAGTGACGTAGACTTCGATGAGTCTTAATGAAGCGACTAAATGCGCTGCTGTACATGGTACCTCCTATTGCTGGATCAATCGTAGCCACGAGTTTCCGTCGCGTCAAGTTTCTTGTTGACGACCTGGAACTACGTAACTACACTTGTGCCGGAGGATGAACATGTGGGACCAACCGCACTTTAATTATCATATCGATCTCGAGGGAATCCCTCAGACCAACTTTGAGATACTCGATAATCTCGAAGCGATGGTGCCTGGTTGCCTGGTTTACGCCATCGGTAACCAACATCTTAAGTATCGAGTAGGGAAGCGTGTAGTACCTGACCACGTTGAACTGACAGGCTACCGAGTCATGGTTCCTGTCCACGGAGCTTGGCTGGTTGAAGGCTACCTGCAACAACATTTAGTGGCGTATGAGCCTGAGCCTGTAGGTGTTAACGGGCTCGTCCCTTGGAGCTCCGACTCTTACAGACTCGAGACCTTAGAAGATATTGGTCGAGAAGTCTTGTACCGTCGAACTTTGGAGGGTGAAGTCAAGGAGTCGGTGCGTGAGCTTATCACGCCTTACCAGCTTAGAAACGTAGGCTGGGCTACGAGTAGGCCCTGGGTCATGAATGTCTGGCCTTGTGGATCAGGCAAGACCCTGGGTTCTTTGCTCAGCGCACTGACTGTTGACGGTCCCGTGCTTGTCGTGTGTCCCGCAAAGGCTCGCCATGTCTGGTGGAGCCAGGTACAGGAGTACACCAACATCAAGCCTTATCGTGTTGTACCTCGATCTAATCGACGGAAGAAATACCAAGAGCTACCCCAGTACCTGCACGAATGTCGGACGCATAGACGTAGACCATTCATCATTGTGGGTGCTGAGTCGTTAGCCGATTACCTTGAAGAGATGCGCTTGATTAAGCCCACCGTGCTGGTGCTGGATGAACTGCACATACACGGTAGCCGTAAACGCTGGACTGCAATCCAAGAAGCCGATGGTTCTGTGTCATTCGAGCGGCGCAAGACCAAGATGAGCGACAGGGATAACCGAGCCGTTGCCGTCATGGATGCCAGTCGTATCGAGAGTCTCGAGCTCTGCATCGGACTAACTGCTACCCCCTTGGATGATGGTAGGCCGCGGAGACTCTGGTCTCAGTTGGACCTACTCTGCCCCGGAGGATTTGCGTATAGCTACAGCAAGTTCGCCAACCGTTACTGTGACGCGCGACCTGGACAGTTCGGTGGTCTTGATGACACAGGCGCCAGTAATATCGAGGAACTCAGAGCTCGCTGCTCATTCTTTACGCACGAAGTCCCCTACTCTGAATCTCATTCAGCGCTGCCCTCAACCCGAGTACAAGTGGTTTACCTAAGTCAGCAGGACCTGGTGCGAGCTGACCGATTCAGTGATGGTCAGACTTTTAACCAAGCCCTTAAGAGTATGAACCGGGAGGCACGCAGCAACCCGCTCATGCGAGAGCGTGTGGTGGAGTCTCGCTTGGCCGAGGCTTGTAGTCGGAAGCGCCGCTACGTTGTGGATGAGATCAAGGAGGGACTCAAAGGTGGGGGCAAGGTAGTTGTCTTCACAGCTCGTAGACGAGAAGCTGAGTTGTGGGCTCACCAGGTACGCAAAGCCATCAAGCGCGGCGACGAAGCTATGCAGCACGTTCCAATCTGGATGGGTCACGGTGGCGTGAGCGAGCAAGAGCGTGATGAAATGGTCGACGCTTTCCGTGAATCTGACGGTCCCTGCTGCCTGATTGGTACAGGGCAAGCGTTCGGTACAGCCGTCGACGGTATGCAGACAGCTGACTTGGCGATCTTTGCGATGTTACCGTGGAAACCTGGAGACTTCGTGCAGTGGAAGGGAAGGTTTGATAGACTGGGCGGACGTGCCACGTTGCTCAAGGTTGTTGTTGCGACCGGCACCTACGATGAACGAGTCGTTGAGATCCTTGTCGAGAAGTTCGGGCCTATCGAGCAGTTTCTAAAAGCTGACGAGCTCCGAGGTCTGGACGAGAAGCTGCTTGGTCTTGAAGATCAAGAGAGCATTGTTGACAGCATTATAGGAAAACTGGAGATTGGATGAGCATGTTGATTGACGCCGGTAAGAGCGAGCGAGGTTGGTCGAGGATCGGCCAGTTCATGAAGTGCCCTCAACTGTTTGCTTACACCAACAGACTGAATCTCAGCATGATCCCCGCGAGTGCCCTGACTCGAGGATCGATCGGCCACATCCTACAAGCACACCAACACGCAATCTGGGGAGCCAAGCAGGGCGGGTGCTTTGTGGGAGACGACTGGGTCACAGATCCAAAAGACGTCCTACCTCCCGAAGAAGCAGCGCTTGCTTACTGCGACAAGGAAGGTGAAGGACACGAACACCTGGACCGAATGGTCGAGACCTTCCGCCGGTACATGGCTCGCTATCCTGAACCACCCGGCGCTATCGTAGCCGTGGAGTATCCGATTACAGGAATGCTTGGTCACCTTGACGGACAGTGGGGCCTATGGGCGGTCACAAGTGATACCAAGGATCAGATCCAGCCTACGCCACTGAACTGCCCCGGTCATCCCGACCACGGCAAACCACTGACTCTTACCAGACGTTTAGATCTTGTGATTAAGGATCGTAGTGGGCGCGTCTATGTGTGGGATCATAAGCACCAAGCTCGAGTTGAGCCTGGCAGATCGGTAGACGCTTACGCTATTGATGGGGGCTTCGCAGCCTTCCGCATCCTGGGTCAGCAGATCTGGGGACCAAAGACAGGGGTGGCACTGAATCTTATTCAGACCCAAGATCCTTGGAGAGTAGCCCGACCCATCGTCCCCGTCACACCCCACAGAGACCGACACTTCGCCCAGATGTTGTGGCGCGCAGAGCATGAAATAGCTCGTCTGGATCTCGGTTGCGAGGACTTGTGGAGCTGGCCCAAGAGTCAGCATGAGACCACTTGCTATGGTCGCTACGGCGCATGTTCCGCTATCAAACTATGTTTTTACGGAGAATCAGAAATATCCACATTTAGTGGTTGACCCGATATGTGGTAGCGATTACTCTCTCTGTACCCTAACCCAACCTGTCAACATGGAGTCACGATGAGTGACGGTAGTACCGCGCATCCATCCGTAATGATTTGCTCATACGGTAAACCAAAAAAGCGTAAGACATCTGATGCGATTGCAGCTTTCCCCAGCGCCTTATTTGTAGGTGTGCCCAGTGCGATTACTTTGGTCGCGCAGAACGAGCTCGGGTTTACACCTGCGGTTCATCCCAGCCCACCTCAGACCCTACCTGAACTGGTTGCTCTACTCGAGCACCTGGGTAGCACCAACATGGCTGAAGCTTACGGGGCACTCGTCATCGACGATGCCAGCCACATCTGCAAGCGCAGCATGCTTGTCTGGAATGAGGAAGCGCCTTCTGGTCGTAGCGGTAAGAAGGATCGCTTCTACGCTTACCAGCAGCTGAATCGTTACCTGCTGGAGATGTCCAGCCTTGCTCGTCATCTTGGTGTTCACCTTGTCACAACGTGGCATGAGCGCATGCCGGGCAGCAACGCTGACGGACACTTCAGCCCAGGCGGACCCGATGTTCCCTCGCGGAACCAGACGGAGACGATCCCTTCCTGGTGCGACATCAACGTCCGCGCCATGGTTGACCCCGGATACCCCGACCCTTGGTTCCCCTCTGTCTACTACTGCGATCCTACTGATAGCAACTGGATTACTGGTGACCGCACAGGTGTGTGTACCCAGAAGACCCCGGGCAACCTAAGAGAGATCTTGCGAGCCAGCGAGTCAGGCTACCAGCTTAGCCGTCTGCCCGGTCTCGAGTGGCAAGATGAGCTCGCTGACCTGATCGCAACTCAAGTCGCTACTGGCGCAGATGTACGCGCTACGGTACAGAACATCGCGGGCCAGTATCAAGCTAACCCTTTGCATTTACGCTGGGCATGCCAAGACGGTATTGCTCGCGGAATCTTGCGGATGAATCGGCAGAAAGGTCTGTTTGATTTTTCCTCTACCCAGGTCGAACAGAAGAAAGAGGGGGCAGCTCTCCCTCCACCTCCCCCGACCGCTTAACCGGACTACAAGTCCACAACAGGAGATAGAACCTCATGACTACTATCATGATCCCCGGTTCAGATTTTGAGGGCATCGGAGCTCTCAATGCAGCGCCACCCGACGCAGGCGTCTACGAAGTGAGCATCACTAAGCTCGAGCGTCATCCCAGCGACAAGCCTGGTGTTCGTCGTGTCCACGTCTTGTTCCCTAACGGGTTCACGATGTTTACCTTTGTGCACTTCGCACATGAGCAGGATTCCAGCGGCAACTTCGTCCGCATCCCTAACCTGCCCGACAACAAGTTCATTGGCCGCATGAAAGCGATCAAGACGATCCTCTACTCGCTGGGTTACGCCGACGAGCAGATCCAGAGTGGTGACATCCACGATGGTTGGTTCATTACAGCCCAGTCTAACAACAAGGGCTTCGTGGACTTTACTCCCGGTCAGCGTGGAGTGCAGGGCAGCTACAGCAACGTCAACAGCTGGCTGACCAAAGCTCAATACGAGAGCCGGAAGAGCCAGCCTGCTGCAGCTCAGACCAAGGCAAGCCCCGCGGCTGTCAAGGTGGGCGCGGCTCCTCTGCCCGCAGCCAAGCAGACCATGTCTGCTCCGGCCCCGACCAATGGTGCTGGCGCACCGTCTGTCGGCGCGGCTCTGCCCCCGCCACCTTCAGTGGCGCAGGGAATCGTGAGCTGAGTGATAGACCGTGGCCGGGGGGAGGTTTACCTCTCTTTTCTCCTCCCTCCCGCCATCATTACCGCACAGGGAGGCACAGCGGTGGTTGCATCAGGTGTCTCATCCTTTTTAGACCGAGGGTACTTCATGCCCTTCGAGCCGAGCAGGGAGGCATGTCGGTGGTCGCATAGATGTCTCACTCTTTTTCTCCAACCCTCAAGTCGGAGACTAGGCCAGACGGAGGTTTTTTCTAGGTCCTCCGAATCGTAACCCGGACAGGGAGGCACACCGGGGGCTGTACCAGGTGTCTCATTTTTCTTTACAACCCTTTAGGGGGAGCAGTTGTCACAGTCTCTATCACAGTGCAAAACTCAGCAAGGTGACGCCCAATGTGATAGCTGCCCGCTCAGGAACGGGGGGCCACTTTCGGAGGGAGAGTGGAAACCGGTGGGACCTGAGCTACACCAAAGAGCGACCGTAATTGCAATTGCAGAGTCGCCCGGTCCCGAGGAGGTCGAGAGAGGCCGACCCCTTGTGGGCCGCTCTGGTGGTGAGTGGAACGATGCCCTGCGTGCTGCGGGCAAGACTCGCCCCGAAGTGGACCTAACCCACGTAATCCTCTGCCGCCCACCAGGACAGTCTTCTGGTGCCTGGGGTCGGATGGAGAAGAAGTTAGACAAGCTAAACAAGAAGCGAGAGAAAGACGGGCTGGACCCGCTGCCTCACCCGGCAGAGTGCTGTCGCCCTCGACTACTCGCTGAAGTATCAAAGTACGATCACATCATCACGCTGGGTAAGACCGCCACTCGAGCTCTGACCGGCTCATCAGGATCCATCCAGGCTATGCGCGGTGGACCACTGTGGGTCGACGAAGACTGGCAGATCACGACAGACGATGACGCCAAGCTACGCCGAGTCATGCCGACTCTGCACCCCTCGTTTGTACTGCGCTCACCCAGCTGGCGTAACGTCTTGCACTCTGACATCGGTAAGGCTTTCCGTTGGTTCGGCGGGGCACTACGCTGGACTGAACCCGACATCCTATGGCGACCTTCACCCGAAGAGCTTGAGGAGTGGCTTAGTCAACCAGCTCCTTTCTGGGCTTATGACGTGGAGACTGACGGTATCAACGCGCTCGAGTGCGGGTTGCGCACCTTGGCTATCGCCATCCCTGACATGGACGACCAAGGTCGAGTGGCTGACCCCACCATGGGTCGACAGGTCCACACGAACGCCAGGTCTGTAGGGTTGACATTCATGACTGTGAGTGGGGTCGCATGGTTCGACACCGAGGAAGGCGCAGAGATCAAGGAGATCCTTCGACGGGCTTTCACTGATGGGCGTCCCTGGGTCGGACACAATGCCGGGTTCTTCGATCGACTGGTGATCGAGAACCACTTTGGTGTGACGCCATACCCCCTCATCGACACGCTCTTCCCCGCACGTTTCCGTGCACCTGACCTGCCCAAAGGTCTCAAGACTGTGGGTTCGGTACTCACCGACGTAGAGCGCTGGGAGAGTACAGAGAAGGGAACGAAGATCGCGACAGGCAGTGAAGACGACGATGAGCTGTTGCGTTACAACATCATTGACGCTGTAGTGAACGCACGTATCGTTCCTCCGCTTATCGTAGCTACTGAGAAAGCAGGCGCATTCCGCCCATGTAACCCAGCGTTTCGTCCATCAGGTTGGCCCAGCCATAGACCCTGGGATCTCAACGAAGTGGATCACGCCACGCAGGAGATGTGTGTTGAGCTCCACAGGAACGGTATCTGGGTCGACCAGGCTAAGCGGCTAAGTCTCGAGGCAGAGTATGAGATCAGCGTTCAGCAACGACATAAACGGCTTAATGGTTTTATCGATGGAGTCCCCATCAATCCCGGTAGTGCTGATCAAATACGCGATCTACTGTATCGTCGTTGGGGCCTGGGCATACCACCTCAGATGGAAGCGAGAGACTTCTACACCGAGACTGGTGCCCCTGGAACAGGTGACGCTGTTCTCCGAGGACACTTAGCCAGCGGAAACTTGACGGCACAACAGGAAGAGTTCATACGTGAGCTGAGGTTGTACCGTAGAGAAAAGAACAAGATCTTAGGTACGGTGTTGATCCCGATGCGTCGACGAGACATCGACCTCAAGAAAGGCTTGGTCTGGGAAGACGGGCGTGTCCGCAGTAACTGGAACGCTCACGTCACCAGCGTAGGTAGGCTGTCCAGTAGTGGACCCAACCTCCAGAACATCGGTAACCGAAAGGGGCAGGGCAGGCTGAAGAGTATCTTCGCAGCACCACCTGGACGTGCTTACATCGGGGCTGACCTAGACCAGGCTCACCTGCGGATCACAGCCAACTACTGGCAGATACCACGTCTACTCGAGTGCTTCGCGGAGAAGAAAGACCCGCACAACCTGCTGGCCTATGACGTATTCGGCTCGAAGTTTAAGAACGCTGATGGGTGGGGACCGGAAGGATTCAGCCTCAAGCGTAAGCCTACAAGCGGCTCAGCTAAAGCGATGCGTGATGTGATGAAGACGTTCCGCTATGCCTCGATCTACTGGGCAGATCCCATGACCGTCTGGCAGGTGCTCACCTCAACGGAGACAAACGACGGCAAGATGCCGTACCTCAAGTTCGAGACTCGAGAGGTACGCCACTTCCATCGCAAGTGGTTGGAGGCTGAGCCTGAGTGGATGGATGCGTGGAACCGCATGCTCACGATCTACCGATACCAGAACTATATGGAGGAGCCTGTGCTGGGTAGGCGCAGCGGCGGGCTGAGTGACGGCAAGAAGAACGAGGTTGTTAACTTCCCGATCCTCGCCGCGGAGAGCTCGCTCATGCGACTGGCTGAGCAGGCTGTCATCGAAGCATTCCCGTTCCAGTTTGACGGGCCCGGCACTGGCATGATTCACCAGTGTCACGACAGTATCTGTGTCGAGGTCCCTGATGCAGGAGAAGAGCAGCTCGAGGAATGGCGCTGCATCGTAGAAGAATGCATGACAATCAAGGTGCCTGGCTGGGAGGTCGACCTGACTTCTGAGGCGGACATCGGACGAACACTAAAGGATGTGTAATGAGTACTGCAAGATGGTTCCTGGCGCATGACAAGTCGGTTGAGGAAGATCTCATCAACATGTGGGCCAAAGAACTAAAAGAACTGTTGGCTTCCCCCGGCTTTGAAGTCGAAGTAACTTCAGGTCGAGATGACTACATCGCTCGATCTGCAGCCTTGGGTGGCTGGGCTCGTTGGTGCGGTGATGTCCCGCACGGTCGACGCTACGATGGTGATCCCATGTTCCATGGTGTAGTCGTACCCGTCAGTCCTGGTGACATGAAGCCGCTGGTCGGCAAGGCTACCTGTCAGATCGTCGCTGGCTTTATCAGCGAGATGAAGCACGCCTACACCTGGTGCCCCGCATCTGGTGAGTTTCAACGCATCGAAGATGTTCAAACGACTGACATGGACGACTGGCGTGGCTGGGCTCAACTAATACTTGAGGTTGACGCCTCGTCACAATGTGAATAGTCTACCAGTATCCTAAACTCAAGGAGGGATGAATGTCTAAGACACCTTCGCCTGATCCCTATGTCAGGCTCATAGAGAGCAACGTAAAGAGTCCCACGGGGGACTTCTGGAAGCTAGAGCTCAGTCCTCGAACGCTGCTCGTTGGCTCAAACACATCACATAAGAGCGCGGTTCTGCAGTCAGTAGAGCTGGCATTGACGGGTGCTGCCGATGATATTGTCGGTCGATCTGCTGTCAAGGATGCGGGCTTGCTCATGACTCTGTCCCCAAGCGACACGCTTGAGACTACAGCTTGTTTCTCGGATGGGTCAGAAGCTTTCTTCCGCGTCAAGAGTGACGGCAAGAAAGTCAGCAAGCCAGAGCACGCTCACGATCTCGATACCAAGCAGAGCCTACTGCTGCGTCAGGTTCGCTCAGTGCTTGCCTCAGGCACAGATACCTCTCGCCGCGCGTTTCTCCGGTGGGTAGGTAGAAACCTACAGGAAGAAGACATCCTGGCTTTCGTACCGACAAACCTGCACTCTAAGTATCGCGACTGGGCTGAGCATATCCGCGGAGATGACCAGGTAGACACGCTTCTTAAGATCTACGATTACGCAGCCAAGAAGCAGAGAGACTTGGGTCGACAGGCACAGGCGGCTCGCGCTGTGGTGCAGAGTCTCAGTGAAGATGTTGAGCTGGGTGACAGTGCTCAAGTCGGACATCTTAAAGAGAAGATCAGCAATCACATCTCGTTGATGGCTCACGCCTACACGGGCAGTCACCTGCCGGAAGGATGGAAGCACGTCGATGTATCTAAGCAGGCAGTGAACTTTGCGATTGAACAGGACCTCGAGTCGTGTCCTCTGTGCGGCAGCAACGTAGGCAACGAGCACTTTCACCGAGTCCTGGATTACTACCTCAAGGCTTGCGAAGACGTGGATCGAACTGATCAAGCAGCTTACTTGTTTGAGAAGAATACGGAGCTTCAAGAGATGCTCAACCAGCTGGCTGATCTGTCGAATAAGCAGGGGCAGCGTAGCTCAATGATGGACACGCAGGCCAAGGTGATCGAGCTTACGCAAGAAGCTGAGAACTACAAGCTCTACAAGTCACAGCTGTCTGACACTGTACTTCAGCTACTTCGCTCTTCTTTTGTCCAAGACTTCTGTCTGCAAGTTAGCGAGTACCTACCAAAGAACTGGCGCTTCTCAGTCAGGCTCAACGAGGGTGACCGCCAGGTGTTCCGGGTAGGTCTGTATGACTCCGAGTCTGGGCGTGTGCGCTGCGCTTTGTCCGGTGCTGAGTGGGCTACAGTCACATCAGCGCTGGCTATGTGCGTGGCCGATGGACTGCCGGAGACTACACCTCGAGTGATTATTCCTGAGGATCGAGCTTGGGATAAGAAGACCTTGGCGGCTGTTATGCGGAGCTTTAACTCCTTCGATGGTCAGGTCCTGATGGCGAGCACCATCCGACCGCAGGGTCGCACTCCCAAGGGCTGGACCATTATCGACATGGACCAGTGGCTGGAGGAAGAGATCGAAGGCTCAGCTGAGGCTGCGGATGAGCAAGCAGAGCTTAGCTCATGTCCCGTAGACACTGAACCTGAGCGACCAGTCTCGAGCAAGGGAGCGAAGATCCTTACCGGTCTTGGCTACGACAAGGAGCAGATCACGCACATGAACGTGTCGACTGCTGCGGCTATCATCAAGCAAGGTTTGTTGGCTGAGTACACTCACATCAGCTCAGACGGCGGTTATGAGTTCACTCAGAGCAGCAAGCTGATTAAGTTGCCAGAACAATGAAATGCCCTGTCTGCAATCAGAAGACTGTCGTTTGCACCACTCGTACAAGCGACAGTCCGCGAGGTTACAAGGCGGCTCGTCTTGTAAAAGAGTCGGTGTCTTGGTACACCAGTGATTGGGTTGCTCGCATACGATCCTGCTCCAACTGCGGTTGGAGTGGGCCAACAGTCGAGCTTCCACTCGAGGATTTGAAGGGTGGTTGGAAACATGCCTACCCGCACAAACCTTGACAGCATGGTCCGCGACTCGATAGATTGATCGAACCCACCAGACTGCGCGGTCTGGTTCCTGTAACAAGGATTGGGTTTAGGGTTGCGTCATCCGTTTGAGCTCGGGCGGGTGGCGCATTTCCTTGTCCCTCAGCGCACTTCTTTGATCCCCCCCTAACGGTACACTTCATGATCCCCGGAGTCCCTCATGCCAGATACGGCGCAAGCCGATGGAGCTCAAGCTGAAAACCCTGAACCCATCTCAGCAATCGAAGCCCTTGAGAATCTACTAACTGCCGCGAGAGAACAGAACGCTGAAGCTCGCGACTCTGCCTGGTCCCAGATCCAGGACCCTGATGTAATGGATGAGCTAGCTCGAGAGTGGCGCACATCCAGCGATCGGATCACCGCACTGATCTCAGCGCTTGAAACAACAAGAGGTCAGGCTCGTCGAGCCCGGACACTGCGTAACGCAATCAGGCGACTGGCTGAAGAGCGTGCTCGCCAGATGGCTGAGCAGTGGCTCAATGAACTACAAGAGGACATGACCAGGCTACCTACCCTGGCCGAGGCGCTGAGCCTGGGCGGGCCGCCCGCGGGCGTAGTGGATCCCCTGGTCCTGGCGAACCTGCATGTACCTCGAGGATTCCAGATCGAAGTCTCGGGAGTCTACCGATTGACTCCTGGGATGGACGGTGACATGCAGCGCACAAAGATCTGTTCCGCTCCGATGTTTATCTCAGGCCGGACCATCGATGTCCTTACCGGAGAAGCGAAACGTCAGGTTGTGTGGCGGGGGCCCAGTGGTTGGTGCTGCCGTGTCGTAGACAGGAGAACGATCCTTGACGGCTCACGCATCATGTCCCTTGCGGATCTCGAGGCCCCGGTAAACTCAATCACAAGCGGACAGGTTATCACTTACCTGGCAGAGTTCGAGTCCGAGAACAGTCACCGCTTCCCGGCAATCCGCTCAGCTTCGCGCATGGGCTGGCTCCCGGACGGCTCCTTTATCCTGCCGGACGTTCACTACACGCCGGACGATGAGCCCACCAGGTTCGCCTTGACCGCACCTCCCGGACTCGAGCAGCTATCCAAGGGTTGGGGCTCGGCAGGCACCTGGAACGAGTGGTGCAACGGTGTGCGCCAGATCTGTGAGTTCCCGCACATGATGATCTCCATCTATGCCGCGGCAGCTGCCCCGATCCTTACTGTCCTGCGCCTTCCCGGATTCGTCGTAGACTTCAGCGGCGAGACCAGCGGAGGTAAAACCACAGCTCTTCGTATGGCTGCGTCTGTGTGGGGTCGGCCCGCAGACAGTTATCCTACGGCGATGTATAGCTGGGACGCCACCAAGGTCTGGATCGAGCGCACCACCGGCTACCTCCACAACCTGCCCTTGATTCTCGATGAGACCAAGCGCGTGCGTCATCCCCGGATGATTCGAGATGTGATCTATGACTTCTGCCAGGGGCAGGGTCGAGGCCGCGGATCGGTCGACGGCACCAGGTCCATGGCATCCTGGCGCTCTGTCCTGATCAGCTCCGGCGAAGGTGCAGCCACCAGCTTCAGCCAAGATGCCGGAACTCGAGCTCGAGTCCTTAGCCTCAAAGGTAAGCCGTTGGGTAACAACGCAGAGGAAGGCGGCAAGATCAGCGAGAACATACAGGTGATTCTTTCGGATAACTACGGACACCTGGGCCGGAGGCTCGCTCATTACCTGGTCGCTAACACCGCAAACCATGACCAGATTCGGCAGGTCTTCAAGGAAGCTCGGGACCGGTACTCGAACATTGCACAGACTGCGGTAGCTCGTAGACACGCAGCTCACCTGGCTGTTCTCGAAGTAACCGCACAGATCGTTCATCAGCTTGACGTGCCTCGTCCGCTCGAGGATCCCTTCGCTCGACTGATCGAGGCCGCGGCGGACGCAGGCATCGACGCCGACCGACCGTTCGCTGCGATGCAGGACATCGTGAGCTGGTGCGCAGCCAATCGCACACGGTTCTGGGGCCGACATGAGAGCACCTCCTTTGGCCCACGCACACCCGGAAACGGTTGGGCTGGGGCCTGGTCAGACGAGGAGGGCTGGGAGTTCATCGCGATAACCACACTAACGCTTCGTCAGATTCTGGATGAGCTGGGCCACCATCCTGACGAGGTGATCACCCGGTGGGACGAGAGAGGCTGGCTCTTCAGGGGACGAGGGCGAAACCGAACCAAGGTCGTGCGCGTGGATGGCTCCCCGATCCGCTGCTACTGCATCGACCGGAGAGCTGCTGACCTGGCGCTGGATGACTGAATGCCAATCTACGAATACAAATGTGCGAAGTGCAACATCAGTATCGAACGACTCGTTCGTATGAATGAGACTGCTAAGCCAGACTGTCCGATGTGTAATGAAGAGATGAAGCGCATAATCAGTCAAACCAGCTTCGTCCTTAAGGGCGGAGGCTGGTTCGCTGATAGCTACTCCTCGAGCTCCGCGGACCCAAACAAGTAACTCAGTACAAGTCTGGGTCTGCCTTTATCTGGTCAATCAACCTACCCAGATACATGTTCGCTCGCCTTGTTCCCTTGATCTCTTCATCTGCATCCTGCGCGATTGCCACGCGCATACGCTCGGCCATGCCGGGACGGATTGCCTCGACGCAGAACAGCACCTCGTTCATCTTCTCGATCATGAACTCCAACTCTTGCTTCAAGTCGTCGCAGATTTGCTCCTGCAATCCAAGCTCATGGATGGCGTCTGCCATCGTTTCGATATGTTCTTCTAATCTCATGGGTTACGATTCTCCTTCGTTCATTAGTAGGAACGATTGGTAGGTCTGAAAGTGGACACGAACTTTTAGATTTTTCTTCGCACCTCCGCCAGCAGCTCATCTCGCTCGGCCTCCATCGCCTCAAGCTCCTCGACCCTGCGGAAGTACTGCTGACGCATCAAGCGGATCTCACGCTTAAGCTCTTCGACCTCGCGCTCCTGCGCATCTACAAGCTCCTCGACCTCGGCCTTCAGCTTTCGGACTTGCATGTGCAGTTGTCCGTTCTCGGCCTCGACCTCCTCGTACCTGTCTGCCATCCTCATAAATGCGCTCATCACTTACCTTCCAACGAGTCAGCAAGCTGCTCGAGTTCTTCGATGATGTCTGCCGATGCGACTGCTCTGGTCCTTGTGCCGACAGCTGCTGCTGACGCGGCCCCGTTATCGAGCAGACCCTGCGCTCGATTGAGCACGCTAATCGTCCATTCGTCTCCCTTGTTAACCAGATCCCAGACTACCGAGTCAACGTCTTTGTACTCGGTGAGATCCAGCAGATCCTTCACAGACTCCTGCAAGAGATCGTACTCAAGCTCGACAGCATCGCACGCGAGGATCAGATCCTGCTTCCAGTCCGGCTTGCGGCTACCTGCCACCACATCACAGACACACTCGACCAGTCTTTGCATTGCTTCCATCACTCACCTCCCAAACCATTCAATCGGCTGCGGGGAACACCTGTCGTCAGACCTCGAGCCAGTCGAGCTTCGTAGCAGGCCTCCCTGACGGACTCGATCTCACTCTCAGTCAGCCAGACTACCCGGGTCTCCTTGTCGTGGCTTCCGACACTCAGTCGCTCAGCCACCCTGATGTAGTCCGTGCCCCGGTAGATGTACTCCTTCTCCAGGCCACCGTGCTGGTCGTGGCGATGTCTCCACGGTCGGCACTTGAGCTTCGACCCGGTGTCGGGGCCAGCCTTCAGCTCGGGCTCCTCACCGGGGTCAGGGCTGGGCGCTTCCTTGCGCCTCGTCTCCAGCTCGTAGAGAACCACATCTGGCTCTTTGCCGTCCGTAATCGCAGCGATCAAGTCTTCGGCTCCCCACCTGTCTGGGCTGTCATACCCACAGATGGCTTCGTCGAAGATGAACTTGCCTGTGATCTGTACCTCGTAAACTTTCTGCATAGTAGTTACCTCCTGAATCTAATGTTGACACGTTGGAAATATAGTCAACAACTTTCTTCGATCTTTTTTATAAACTGTTGAGCTGATCTTACGGTTGCAAACCTAAGCCAATCTTCTGTTTGCTCCGGTGCTTTCAGCGTAGTCCCACATCTTGCTTGCGGGTTCTTAAGTAGGACAGACCCCGGTCTCTGCTGACCGAACATACTAAACCTGTCGGTAGCAAGAACGTAAGGACCATTCCTGTGGCTACGAGTCTCGAGGATCTTAGCCAACCATTCCATGCGTTGGTTCAGGGGCAGGGGCGAGACCACATCGTGCAGCTGGATGTATGGTTCAGACAGTCGAGCCAGGACGTACCGTCCAGCGAAGTCTTTGCATGATCCGCGGAGTGGTCCATCTAATCTCACATGTCGTGAGCCATTGTAGGTACGCACCAGTCCGCTGCCAATCACAACGTCCATTCCTTTGGCTAAGATCTGCATGGTCCAGTCACCTTGGGCTCGAGTCAGCTCCTCCCCCGGTGTGGGTCGAAGCGGAAACCCACACCAGGAATATCCGTTGAGCCGGGTCAAGGTATGCCTCGCTTCGAGCCTGTGCATGGGCAGCATGGGTCGGAGCACTGGCACCAGTCCTGCTGGTTCTGCCAGACTTCGTAGTGATCCTCCTCGGGACCCTCCTGCGCACAGGACAGAGTCTCGAAGACTTCGACGTGGGGCTCCTCGTTCCAGGACACGTACCACAGAGTCTTGAACTTGCCGTCCTCTGTCGAGCGAACCTCGCACCAGCTGTCGTTGTCAATCTGGAGATACAGCATCACCTCGACCTGGTCTTCAGGCTCATGGTTGATCTTGTCGTCCTGCCACGGAGTCCCCTCGTACTCGGGTGGATTCGGTAGTCTGCGCATCACTCACCTCCCTTTGCTTGCTCGATTGCTTCGCGCAGGTCAGCTTCCCACCGCTCTTGGCAGTCGTTCGCGTCCTTGCACTCCTGCTCGGTCCACGGGGTTCCGTCGTCCATGCCGATACCCGTCCAATAGTCGGGGAGACTAAACGGTGCCTTGTCAGCCTCGACCACACTGCTCTCCAGTGTGTCGGTGAAGCCACCACTGTCGCTGTTGACAACGACATGGAAAGCAACCAGCACACCTCGGCTCGGGTGCTTCCAGACCTTGAAGTCGAAGCAGGCCAACCAGTCGCCCATATCCCGCTCGGTGTAGACCCCCTTGGCGTCATTCTCCTCATCCGAATAGCCGGTGGTGTAGGTCAGGTGACCGTAGGCATCGAGAGACTTTAACTGGCTCTCGTCCGTGGGCACGGGCTCACCCTTTCGGCAGGGCTCAGAGCAGTACCCCTCCCACCAAGGACTCACTCCTGTGATGCCATTCTCTGGGTCAGGGTCTTCATCGGGTAGGTCGCATCCACAGCTGAAGCAGACGGTATCGTCCCAAGGCTCATCCGGTCCACCAGGATATGTTGTTCTGTAGGTCATCACTCACCTCCTTGAGTCGCTGAGGCGAACAGGTCGGGGTCGCATGCCCCAGTCGTAGCCCCACAATCAGGGCATGGGACTACAGGGTTCATGTCCTCGGACAGCTTGTCCATCGCCTCGTTTGTTTGCTTGTATGTCTTGAGCTCCACGAAGCAATGCTCCTCGCAGCTGTGACACCACTGGGTCTCGGTGCTGCTCCCCGAACCGTACCAATCGTTTGGCTGACTCGTATTCGGGTTGACCCACGTCGCGACCTCGACGTCTGCGCTTCCGCATTCCTGGCACACGTACTCTTCGAGCGGAGAGTCCTCCTGCTTCAATGCTTCCGCGGCTACGTCTGCTGCCCAGTCATCGAAGCACTGGGTGTTCTGGTCGGGTCCATTCGGGGGCAACGGGTACTCGGCGTTGTTTGCGTGGTAGTCCCTTGCGTCCACAATCTTACGGAGCGCCTCTTCCATTCGTTTACTCATCATCCACCCCCAATCATCTTGCTGTTGCTTCGAGCGCCAACCCCACGATTGAGGGAGATGGTTCTACCCGCGGCTCGACCCTGAGCTGACCCGCCCACGCCTCCGCTGTAGCCGCTGCCCAACCGCGGGTTGTGCTGTCGCATGAAACCATCCGCCCGCTGCTTCCGGGTCTGGAGTGCGATGGCCGTGCAGCTCGACACGTCCTGCCGGTTTGCTGCTCGACGCTGCTCGTACAGCTTAGCGCTGAGACCCTGGACTGCGCCCTCGCGGAAGCGAGTCACGTCGGTGCGGCTGGGAGTCTCCCAGTAGTCGTTGCGATACTCTTCGCGGAACTTCTTAGCCAATCGCTGAATCTCACGTTCAGCTACTGAGTAGAGGTACCGCCAAACTTCCAGGTCAGACTTGTGACCATACGCCAGGGCGAAGGTGCGCCGCTTCCAGCCCTTGCGGTCTGTGGAGTCAGGCACCCAAGGGTTCCGGTTGGTGTGGCGGACGGCACGCAGAGCGGACACGTTGCAGTGGTTGGCCAGTGCCCACGCCAGCTGAATGGCCCAGGTGTTCTTCCCTACCTCGATGGCAGTCACCTCCATAGGATCTTCGCTTAGGATCTGATCCTCGCGCAGAGCGTGCAGACTGACTGCGTGTTCACGCATGAGCTTGTCTGCCATCTTGGCTGCGGCAGCAGCTTCGCCACCCTCGGACCCCTCAGCCAATGCGAGGAGCTTGCGGATTCTGCTGGTGATTCTTTCGGTTGTCATTCTGCACCTTCCTTCGACAGGTTCTCTGCCTCTTCGATGATCTCTCTCATGCGAGCCATAGCGCGGCTGAAATCTCGGTCTGTCAAGGAGGTCCAGTTATCCGCGTCACCTCGACCTTGGAGCCCTCCCTCTGCGACTGCGCGTACGGAAGGCAGGACGTGATGCTTCAGCAGAGCCGACAGTAGCATGCGGGCCTCGCGAGGATACAGCTCTGCGATGTCCTCCTCGTTGAACTCGACTTCGTGCTCTTGCTCGTCGAACTCAACGGTGACGTCCGTGCCTACGTCGATGCACTCGTCCCCGATGTTGATCTCTCCGTGCACCTCGACGCACTGCGTGTGCGGTGTGACGCTCTTGTACGCTGTGAATAGTGTGATTGCTGACATGTGATGTACTCCTGAGTGCGGGCTCCGTTGCCTCGCAGAATGAATGTTGCCACGTGGGAAACATCGACAACCCCTTGGGCAAAGAAAGTTGTAGATTGCAGCGCAGTCGTGCGATTAAAAACTTTCTGATATTTCCTCCTTGTCATGTTGATCGCCGTGCCTACATTCTTTGTGAGCGGGGCACACGGCACTGACGCCAGCCTCAAGGAGGTGACGATAGCCTAAGCAAGGCGGACAGAAAGTGTCCGCGTAGCGTTACGACCTACGAGGGAGGGTATGTCGTAACGCTGAAAGAGCAGGTCGAACCTAACCTATCGCCCAGTTCTTGACAGTTCTTTGACATCTCTGTTACGACCCCGTCGTAACAACCATTCAACAGGTTGAACCTGGACAATGGTCGAGCCTCGGGGGGCGTTACGACATGATCGCACAACACATAGACATGTCTCTGGATGGATAAGCATAAGCACATAAACAGGCTGCAATGACCTATCCAACCAGTCAGAAGGGTATATGTAAGAGTTTAGGTCGTAACACGTTATTTTGCGGGCGATTGTTCCGCTTCAACCTACACTCTGAGCGTTACGACCC